TTGATAATCTTTAGCTTTTTCACTTTGTTTATCAGTAACATTAGCTTTAATTTGATTAAGAATCTTATCAAATACACCGTCAATATTAACAAGTTCAGTCTCAATTTTCTGATATACAAGTTTATTAACTTTATTGTCATCATTTCCGTCATAATATAAAGCTTTAATTACATCAAAAGGAACACTAAATTTAATAGATAAATAATTAAATATAGTATTAGGAGACCAATTGATACCAACATTGTTAGATTTATACAGTAAAGTATTTACTTTATCCGTAATAGATTTACCGGTTTTATATATAGCATTGATATCATACTGAACAGCAGCACGACTACCAACATATTGAAATTTATCACTAAGAATATTACGATATTGATTGTAAATATTAGTAGTAGCAAACGATTGACGATTACTCTCTTTAACAGAATAAGCAAGATTATAATTATTTTCTGACATATTGTAACTCATAGTTTCACTTTGAGTAACAACAGTTGTAGCCATATCAACAGATGCCATGTACATATTGTAGAATATTTCTTTGCGTTCAATAGTACTAGCATCATCATTTGGAAGAATCTCAATTTGATCAATAATAGGTTGAAGCTGACCATTATAAACAGATTCAGAAGTAACTTTAAGACTATTTATAAGCTCTTCTTTATTAGCTGCATAACGAGTAGCATCAATCAAAGAGTTCCAAAGAACATTAATATCAAATGGCATTGCTAAACCATATTTATTATAATATGAAGCAGTACCATTAAATTGAGAATCTTCAAGTGTAGCAAACAGATTACTTTGATTATTATAAATCATTTCTGTAAGCATACGTTTAAATCGAGAAGAAGCAGTATCCTTACGATCAACTTTAAATTGAAGAGACTTATTCCAAGACTTATTGATATTTTGCTCATCAGTCATAGAAGCACCATTGATCTCTCCCATAGTCATATAGTCTTCAATATCGAAATCATTAATATCAGCCATAAATTCGGCTTTATAATAATTAATGAAACTCTGCCAAATACCTTGATCATCGAGATTATCAAGTTGATCTGCAAGTTTAAGAAGATTATTCATCTTACTTTCATAACTGATAAGAAGAGGATCGTTATCTATAATTTCATCAGCAACTCCAGCAGCTTCAAGTTCATCGAGACGATTATTATATTGAGCTGCAAATCCTAAATAACCAACGTCAGGATTATCATTTTGAGCATACTGACGCAATACAGTAGCAATTAAAGAACGAATTGTAACACCATTCTTAAAATCTTTATAAGTAAGATTCTTGAATTGAGGTTCAAGTCTAAAAGCAATAGCAGCAAAGATACGATTTAAATACATTTGCTCACTATCAGCAATAAAAGGATAATCATTATCATATAGAACTTGTGATTTCTTAGCAGCAGTGTATTTATGAAATGACCTTATTTCCGGCTCTCCCTGCTCGTTTAATGGTACAGTAATACTTTTAGTCAAGCGTTCTATATTATTGCCATAGACGCTCTGAAAAGTGGCAAATTGGGCGTCTGTCAGTCTTGCATTTTGGATGGCACGAAGCAAAACCCAATCTCCATACTCGGATACAAAAGAAGCAGATTTTAGAGCTTCATAATTAGCTTTAGCAACAGCCCGTGCTTTAATAGGATTATTAGGATAGAGCTTTTTAGCCCTATCCCATAAATCTTGAAAACACTTACTATCAGTATAGCTATCACCAACTTTAATCTGAGGGATAATATTACAATCTAAACCCATAATAGAAGTTTTATACGTTTAACAAATACGTTTATTAGTTTCATCTAAGTTACTATTTTTATTCAAATTATCATTCAAATCTGATAAATATTTAGCACCAATATTCACTAATACTTTTGAATATTTAGTATTCATATTATTACTATTAAAATCACCATTGTTATCTGTAGCAGGTTCAATTTGATTTGCATTAAAAACAACTATTTCATAACTATCTGCTACATCATTCTGATTCATTATATAACCATCAGCTGTATTTAAATTTCCAAATCTTGTACTACTAGCATTAATATTATTATAATATTTAGAAACTTTAGATTCAATTTCAGCATCAGTTGAATTATCTGTAAGACCTAATCTTTCAAATAAATTACTTTTAGAATTAAACCTTTGAGCTTTTAGATGTTTAACAGATTCAGCTATGCGTTTATTAACATATTTAGCATTTTCAGAAATTAAATCTTCAATAGATTTACCTCTATTCAAATTATGCTCTTGATTACCAGTATAAGGCTCTTTAATATTTAAATAAAAAGCCTTAATTGAACCATATCTACTAGCTATATTAGGATTAGGAGTAAAATAAAAACCTCTACCTCTATCACCATTATCAGTTTTACCGAAATGTATAATATCAAAAGTATCAAAAGATTCTTCTGAACCATGATAAACAACTAAAGGTTCACCGTTAATATCAATAACTTTAGAAGCTTCATTAGGATTATTAATCCAATCTCCAAACCAATTTATAAAAGCTTTAGTTCTAACTTTAACATATTGATCTTCAGTAAGATTACTAGGTTCACCATTAGGAGCTAGCAATCTACCTTTAGAATCTCTAAGAGCATTAGATAATATAGAAGCTTCCTCAGATGTTAATACTTTAGAAGCTTTAATATTACTATCGGAACTAGTACCAAGTCTAGCCCTACGACGAGGAGTAGTTTGCGTAGGAGATTCAGCTGTAGCATTTGCATCACCATTCGCAGCTGTATTAACAGCATTTTGAACTTCTGTAGTCGTAGATTCAACAGTAGATGTAGCAGACGTTCCGCTCCCTTCCACAGCTCCTTCTCTATCGGGGGCTGGAGAGTTCGTCCGAATACCATAAGTAATACCATCAGGTTCCATATCTCTAAAGTCTTTATTATAGATTCTATTAAGAACATCATTAAAACGTTCCATAAGAGAATCAGTTTTAACTTCAGTATCTTTGAAACCAAAGATCTTCTCAAATATATTAAGAAGAATTCTTTTAAACTTTTCCCAAAACGTAGGAGTTTCAAGATTCTCAGAACCTTCAACACGTTCAGTAGTAGAATGAAGTTCATTGAGAAGTCTAAAGATACGAGGATCAGTTAGAGAATAAGTTACAATTTCAGAGATAGCATCTTTACCATTAATAACATTCTTAGTACCTTTAGCACGATCTTTAAGTTTAGTATCAATAGATTCAGATATACTAGAGATTTCTTGACTAATAATTTCAATAAATTTATTAGCAATACCTTTATCACTAAGCATATCCTTTAAGAATCTCTCACGATCATTTAAATCAGTTTTACCTGTAAGTTCAGCACGAGTATTTATAACAGCTTGATTAAAATCAGCAAACCACTCTTGCCACTCTTTATTATTATAATCAATAAGAGCTTCACGTTTAGCAAGTAATTCAGGGTTATTAATATCTCGATGAGTAGCATTAAAGAATTTCATAATATAAGTATGAATCATCTCATGAGCTAAAGTACGAGTTAAATAACCTTGATGTTCCTTACGATTAGCATGATCATAATTGTAATTAATATCAATCCTGAATTGATTACGATAAAAACCATCATCAGTAATCTTAACAGGATCAGTATAACCTTCGTTTTCAATATTAATCTTAGCTTCACTTACATTATGCTTAATATAAACTGGATTAATACCAGCTTCATATTCAAGTATATTAGCAAGTTTAGAGATACTAGACCAATCTTCTTTATAGCGATCAGCATCTTGAACTGTTTTAAGTAATTCAACGGGATCATAAAAACGTTGAGGAACATCAGTTTCAGTATCAAATGCTTTTGTTGCAATAGAAAACTTAATAGGAGCGTTTCCGGCAATAGTAACATTACTTATAACATTTCCATATCTATCTTTAACTGAAGCTACATCTGAATATCTAGCATTAGTTGCCATATAATAGTCATATATATCTTCATAACGTTCGCCTGTAACTGGATCTGTATATCCAGTAGTATAAGAACTACCAGTAGAATCTTTAGCTACAGCAATTCCATCTTTAAGACCGAATTGACGAACTAGATTAGGAATTATACTATTAAGTTTATTATTAAACTTTTGAACATCAGCAGGAGTATCTAAGTAATAAACAGTATGTGGATAACTAGGATGATTTAAAGCACCATTATAGTTAGCAACATCAAGTTTATTACTAGAAGTATAATGAATAACAGCGTCACGTCCATCAATAGTAGTTTGAATAAACTTATGATAAGCTTCTTTACCTTTACCATCACCAAGAACAGCTTTGAGCATTACATAACGTTTACTACCATCACCATTGTTACCAGATTGAAAATAAATATCATCTTGAACGGCACTACTACGTTCATTACATATAATAATATTTTGAAGTCTATTAGAAATATCAAGTCTAGCTTCGGTTATATTACCAGTATTAAGAGCAAGAATTTCTTTAATAGCATCACCAATATATTTTGTATATTTACTTAATTTACTAATACGAGCTTCTTCTGTTTCATCAGTGATAGAACCCATAATAGTATTAGGATATATAGGGAATACAGTATTAAGTGAATCAGTTTGAGGTATAACAACAACTTCATGACGTCTATTACCAATAAAAGTATCAGCTACATGAGGTGTTGCAAACTTATCTATATTCTGAACAATACCACCAGTTTTAGGATCTTTACCAACACCATTCTCATCAATAGCTAATATTTGAACTCTAGGTTTACCTTTAGAATCAAGAACATCTTTAGTAGGCTTAATAGAATCTAATAAAGAATTACGATGATGCATAATAGGTAATCCATGTTTAGCTTCATGATCTTCGTTGCGAGCTTCATCATTAATTAGTATTCTACCAGCACTAATATGACTTATTCTAAAAGTATTAGAACCTGTAAAGCGAATATCATTACGAATAGCTTGATTATTACGGAAGATCATTTCATGACGATTAACAGCGTCATTGAAATGTTTCGTAATAGCCGTAGCATTCATAATACTATCCATATTTGAATGATTAATTCTAGAAGCAGGAAATAAATCAGTACAAATTTGATATATTTGATTAAATGAAAGAGCTACATTATCAATAGAAATTTCACCGTCAGTATCACCTGTATATTCAGAATCAACAACTCCAATCATTGTCTGACTATTCATAATATCTTTAATCTGCTTAGATGTAAGATTAGAATACACAAGTTCTTTAAGTGTATCCATTAGCTTCTTAAAGCGATCTTTTCTAAATTGATCAAAGATAATATCAATGTTACGTTCAGAGTTTTCTCTATCTTTAGCAGATATATTATTACGAGGATTAAAAGCAATATCGTAATGATACATGAATCTAAATAGCTCTCTTTGATATTCAGCAAAGGTTTTAGCCATATCATCAGTAAATGCAAATTTACGTGGATAATACACACCATTCGTACCTTGAATTGTATACGCTATACCATTTGTAATAGTTTCGAGTTTAGGAATAGAACCTAATTTATACTCTTTACCATTACGATTCATTACAACATCATAAGAAGCTCTATTAGGATTCTCTTCTAAATCAGTTTGAACTACAGTAACCTCATCACCTTCTTTAATACCATCAAGTAACTCATAAATACCTAAGTTAGTAGCAGTACTATTATCTAGAATATTCTCAGGAGCACCGTTAGGACTAAAGTTAATATCTAGACCTTCATGATATGTTTTACCTTTAATCTCAGGTGTACGATTAATAAAATCAAGAACTTGAGCTTCTGTTAAAGGTAAACCATTAGTAGGAGCAACATCTATAAGATCATAAAAGAAACTATAATTATTATAAAGCTCTTTATAAGTAGCATCTTTAGTTACTGCAAATCTAGCACTATAATAATCACGTCTATTCTTAAATTCATTATGAAGATAATTAGTAATATTCATAATAGACATGATTTCAGGTATGAGTTCTTTGTAATTATCACCACGATATTCACGCATACCATTAACAAGATCATAATAGTTAATCTTATTAATTCTAAAACCACTTCTATCACTAATAAAAGCAACAAGTGTACCAAAGAGATTAAAATTATCAACAAAGATACCACCTAAGTCTTGAGCAATCATAGCAAATTTGTTATGAAGAGTTTCATCAAGACGTATGGCAATAGCATTAGAATTATAATCTTTAGATTGAGTAAGAACTTGTGCAAACTTAGCAACAAGATCAGATTCATAAACAGTATTTAGAGCATCTGTAAGAGATTGCATATCTGATAACCATTTAGATTCATCTTTATATAAACTCTTAAGATTATCAAGAGCATTGATAGCATTACGACAATTTTCAGCAGTATTCAGTCGAATTGAATTTCCACCTTCATCAATGTTAATACTAATAGCAGCTGCGACTTTCTTAGCAGTTTCAATAATCTTAGTTTCAACACCAGTAAGTTTAGCGTCTGTAAAGTACTTATTCATTAGAGCTTTAATATAAGCATCAGAAGCATACTTACTACCAACTTTAGTGTTTCTAAGCAGCTTCGGAATAAGCACTAAGGCGTTTATCAAATCCGTGTCGAATAGTGCCAAATTTACCCCCTCTTGGCTCATTAGAGACGTTAAAAATTCAAGCATGGATTTAGTATCAATACCCTCTATTTTAAAGTCTATAAGGGGCTGATTTGAAGCCGTTACAAACTCGATTGGCGCATCATCGGTATTAGTAGAACTTTCATCACTTACAAATTCAGTAGTAATACCATTAGCACTAGAAACAGTCTCTGTAATCTCAGTTTTAGGAGTAATAGTTTCATCAGTGGAACTCTGTTGAGCTTTGTAGTCCCCGGTAGGAGGCAAGGACTGGTCAGGAGCGGAGCTTTGTGTTTGTCTAGCAATGAGAATATAATCATCGTTAGGAGTTGCCATATTAGCGGGAGTAAGCACATAACGATTAAGTTGATTCTCAAAACCTTCAATAACAATACCAACATCTTTACGAGGATTCGGAGTATTAAGCACTCTATATTCAACACCACCAATAGATACATATAAAGCATATTTAGAATTCTTACGACCTAAATTATCTTCTATAGTATTATTGATAATATCAAATTTAGTTTGCATACTCTTAGCTTCCTGCATAATTTTGTTAGTAAGAGCATTAATATCACTCTTTGTAGTCTCACTTAAACCGAAGTGAACATCAGCTAAGAAACTAGGCAGAGGTCTACCACTTTGTTCAAGAACTTGAGCAGTATAACGACTAAGATGCCACAAATAACTATTAAGTTCAGCACTAAGATCACCGTTATTTATGCTAGGTGCATATTCAACTTCTGTTTTAGTAACAGCATCAATCCAATTGAATCTACGACCAAAGAATATATTATCGAATATAGAGTATTTAGCAGCAATACGAGTAACAATCCATTTAAGATTTGTAGTCGTAAGAGTATCAAATGAATTATCTAAAGCTCTATTAGTAGCATCATTGAATTCTTTAATTTCTTCAAGAAGCATTGCATCTTTAGAAGTAAGAGATTTGCTTTTACGTCTATTCTCAATAACGTTAGCAAGAGGTGAATCTGTAACTTGAGATTCAGACATAAGTGCATTATAGAGATTAGAAGCTTCATTGGATAAAGGTTTAATACCTTCAAATTCTCTATAAGATCTACCGAATGTACCACTACCTATCGGTGCAGCATTTGAATCTTCTTCTGTTGCAAGCGCATCACGTTCTTCTTGTTGTCTCGCTTGACGTTCTTGTTCTGCTTTGAGTGCAGCTTCTCTACGAGCATTAGCGGCTTTAGTGTCAGATTCTTGTTTTTGCAGTCTAGCAAGACGGGCATTATATACGGCTTTTCTTGTGTCTGAATTAGAGAACTTTGATTCATCTGCTTGTAAAGCTTCAGAAGTTTGATACGTATTAAGTTCATCAGTTAGATCTTTATCAGTAGAAGCTTTGATTTCATCTTCATATAATTTTATTTGATCTTTAATATCTTCAAATCCATTACCATTACGATAATAATCAAGTTCAGCATCAATAGCAGTTCTTCTATTTTCATAGAATCGTTTAGCTTCTTTCGGATTAGTAAGATTAGATAAAAGAGTTCTAGCTTGTTGAGCCGCCTCTTTATCATCTTTATTTAAATTAAGAGCCTCAATGTTTTTAGTCGCTGTATCTCGAATATTACTAATATCACTAAGAGTTTTATTGTAAGATTCAAGTTTACTATTAGCACCTTTAAGAGCTATTTTAAGACCTAATAATTGTTCAGCAGTAGCATCTTTAGGAGCATTAGTGATTGCATTTTCAAGTTCACTTATTTGTTTCTTAAGACTAGCAATCATTTTATCGTAAACACTTAATGCAGCTTTAGTATCTTCAAGAATTGCATTATTTTCAGCATAAGTATTTATATCAACTTTCTTAGCCATACGAATATTATCGTCTGTATATTTAGAATCAACATAATTACTAAGATACTCTTTAGATTCAGCAGCACGCTTTTGATATTCAGCAGGATTAGCTGTAATAGCTTCAAGTTCTAGTTCATTAAGTCTTTTTTGAGCTTCAAGAGTAGCAATACGACGTTGATATTCATAGAAATTTTTGTCAGTAGTACCATTGACTGCATCGAAATGTTTATTGTAAATATCTTCAACAGCTTCAATCTTATTAAGAGTCTGTTCAAAGTAATCAGCATTTGCAAGTAAAGATTCACCTTTATCAAGTGCAATTTGTTCTTCGGCACTAATAGCTTCACCTCTATCTTTTCTATATTTAATAGATTGAATTTCTTTAAGAGAAGCACTCATATTTCTAAGCATCTCTTTATAGAACTCAAGTGAACCATCAAGACTATTAGCTGCAACTTGATTAAGAATAGCTTCTTGTTCTTTCAGTTTAGCACCAACAATATCACCTTCTGCAAGAGATTCAACAATACCATCAAGACCTAAACGCATAGCTTCTGTAGCACGTTCAATACCTTTAAGATATTCATGTTCTCTTTCAATACCACGTTTATTGATCTTAGTTTCAATAAATGGCATTATTGCTTGCATACCAGCACCACCTAAAAGACCTCCAATACCTTCAGTCCAAATATCAGGGTCTTTAAGATAACTACTAACTCTCATGCTAAAATCAGTAAGAGCGTCAGTATCAGAAAGTAAACCAAAATCTTTACGAGCTGCATGAGTACCTTCTTGTATCGCAATACTCATAGTTATTTCATCTGCCATTTCAGCAAGAGAACCTCCAGCGAAACCTCCAATAGCTCTAAGAATTTGACCTTTATCAGCATTGGGTATAGCATTTAATGTACGAACTATAGCAAATTTATCACCAGTTGCCATAGCTTTACGAATGTTATCTCTAGTAGCTTTAGTAAGAGTTTTAGCAGTACCTAAGATATTCATCCATTCAACTACGTCATAAGCTATATTAGACATAGATCTCCAATAACCTTTAGAAGCTGCATTATCTGCATATCTATCAGCAATACTTTCAATATTAGTATCATTTAGAGGAACTTCTTCTAATCCCGGAGCTTTAAGAATAGCATTACCATTTTCATCACGTTCAACATAGTTCTTATAATTATTAAGAAACCATTCACGTTCTTGTTCATAAGTACCATAAGCTTCACGAGATGAATCTAGAATACGTCCTATAACAGCAGAACCATAAATATCTGCTATTTTATTAGCTCTGTTTAGAGCTTTAGCTTTTTGTAGTTTTGTACCCAACTTAAATAAATCTTTAACATATTTAGATTTACTTCCTAGATTAACAGCACTTCTAAAAGCTTTACCTAATAATAACGAAGCTCCACGAGCTGGAAGCATTATACTAGTAGCACTACCTAAAATAGATGGAACCATTGAAGCCCAATAACCACCACCTTTCATGCGATCTAATAAATTACCCGTTTGAGCTTGTTCAGTCATATAAATAGGAAATGCTTCTCTAGTACCTTCATTAATGGAATTACCTAGTCTTTCTAAAAAATTACGAGTATAAGCTTCATCACTATCTATGAGTTTAGAGGGAAGTGCAAGTATAGAACCTGCACTTTCAATTGTACCACCAATTATTTCTCCAACAGTTTGAACAAGAGAGTTACCAATACGATCCCAAGTAGATTGATTTCTAGCTCTAGCTTCAATATAAGCATTAACATTACCGGGAACTATATTTTGACTATTTCCAGAATGTTTTCTTAAATTGAGTAATAACTTATTATCTATACTATAAGCATTAGGATTAAAAGAAGATCTTTTATACTTATCTTTAGGAGCATAAGTAGATTTTCTTTGTATGCTTTCTAATTTATCAAAATCAATAGGCATAATATCAATAATTAAAATTAGCTGTAGACATATTAGCATTAAACTTAGTAAGATTATCTAATTGTTTTTTAGTTAATCTATAAGCATCTTTATAATCTAACATAGATGATATAACGCTTAATCTACGTTGCGTATTATTAATAAAGTCTTCAGAATTATCACTTATAAATTTATCTATAGGCTCAAATGAATTTGTTGTACTATCATACGTATCAATTTGAGTAGTAAAATTATTATTTGAATCTTTACTAAATGTAATTCTAAAATTATTATGATATATAGTTTTATCTACATTTGTTATAGGATTTTTAACAAAAGCATTTAATAACGACTTAACATTATTATAATATCTTCCATTATATTCAACAATATTATATGCAGAAGCATCATTCATTTGAATAGCATTGGAAGGATCTGGACCAAAAGTTAAACTTCCACCATGATGTGTAGACATAGCATCAAATATAAATTTTGTATCAGCATTAGGTCTATCAGCCATATCGAATGCAGAAGTCATACGCATAGCTAATTCAAATTCATCTATAGTATTCTGATCGGCATCATTATTCGCAACAATAGTGAGTTTCTGTCTAACATTATTAAAACCTTGAACATTCTTTATAAGATTAAGTGCTTTACGACCATCACTCAATTCCATAAGTTCATAAGTAATATCTGATTTAGAATATTTAGGGTTCTTATCTGTACCTTTATCTTCAGTATATAAGAATTTCCTAAGAGATTCATTATTCAAATCTATAGGAACACCAACGGATTCAACATCTAACTCTAAATCATCATCATCTAACAATTGATTATCAATAATAGTAAATGCTTCAGGATGATTTTCAATTTTATAAGCTATATTATTTCTAACAGTACTTACAATACCTGTTTCTGTAGATTTGGATATACCAATAACAACTCCAGGATTAGACTGAATCATATTAGTTTCATTACCATAGTTTTCAATCAGATTACCCATTAGAATAGAAGTTAATCCAGTACTAATATCCCCAAATGTTTTAGATATATTATCTGCAAACTCTTTTACATAAGGATTAGTTTTGCTACTATTTTTTATAAACTCTGTGGCTTTTTTAATACCTTCCTCTGGAGTATCTGAATTACTTAATATATAACTTATATCTTTTATATGAAGATATTCATTTATATTTTTCTGAGTTTTATCATTTGCATTAAATTTAACACCATCTCTAAGATTAACGCCTGTACCTTTAATAGGATTTCCATTTTCATCTAAGTCAGAAGTTTCTTCATTGATAACATTAGTTAAACTTCCAAAAATTCCAACACGATTAAATACATCATAATATTCTTTAATATTCTTTTGAAGTGCTAAGTTTAAATTTGCTTTATCTTCTTTATTTGTTGGAATACCACCTTTATAAGCATCATATTCAGAAAGAATGTTATTGATTATACTTTGAGATTCTTGAACTCTAAGGTTAAGAGCTTTTAATTTATCTTCATCTTCTTTAGTTATATTTTCTCCATTAGTAGACTTTTTAGCTAAATAGTTATTAAATCTTTCTAATTCAGATATATTTCTTGAATGTTGAGAAGTTTGATTAAGTAATCTTGCTTTACGATTTGCTTCTAGTTCAGAAGTCATACTAGGAAGATTAACTATTGTTCCAACTAAACCATCTCTTTCTCTAGTAAGTATTTTAGAAGTATCTTCAGACTTTTCTAGTTGCTTATTAAATAGACTTTCAAAGAATTTATTATCTACATCAAGTTTCTCTTTAGTATATTTCATAGGCAATAAATAAGTAGCCACATTAGATATTTCAGAATCTATATAATTAGCTTTATAAAAATTAGATAATCTAGCTTCATAATCAGATTCAGTTTCATTAGGATTTTGATTTAAAAAACTATAATTTCTATCTATTAATTCTTTTATATAAATACTATTAGGATTGTTTATAGCATTAAGCAATACAATCTTTTCATTACTATTAGCATTTTTATATTCAGGAGAATTTATTACTAAAGTTTTTAAAATATTAGAATCAGTAAAAGCTGTAGAATATATATTGTCTTTTACAGCATTACTAGGTGTAATACCTTTTTGTTCTAGAGCAAATAGATTTAATTCTGCTTCTTTCAATAAAGCATTTTTAAATTTACTATTGTTAGATACAATGGCTTTAGCAACATTTATTAATCTATCATCTCCTATACCTTCGATAGTTTTAGTAAAACTTTGAAATCCATGAAGAGTAGGATTAGATAAAGTTTTTAGAGTAGATTTAGTAATAGCATCAATTGTAGGATTATTTATTAAATCTATAGCTTGTTTACGGAATTGTTCACTATAAATAACTTTTTCATCAGATTTCATAGCTTTAAAGTATTCAAGCATTTCTTTACGTAAAGCTTCTCTATCATGACCTGAACCAAGAGCTGTACCAAAAGCACTAATAGATTGTTTACCATTACCTCCTAAACTACCTCCTGCATCATTAAACCGTTTAAGAATCATAGCTCTATTTAATGCTTTATATTCTTCTGAAGCGTCAGATTGTTCATTAGCTTGCATCATAGCATCAAATTGAGTTTTATTACTAAGAATAGTTTTAACTCCTTCATCAGTTAAAAATCTACGAGCACCATCGCTAACAGCTGTATCAGCAAAGAACCATCCTCCATCTTCATCAACTTTAGCTTTAATGTGTTCTTGAGTTTCATTAATTTTACCTGCAAGAGCTTCTTCATCTGCACCTTGAATCGCATTATATTCAGACATCTTAATAGCCATTTCATTATATGCGTTTTCATTACGAATAGCACGTTCTTGCAGATTATCAGCAGCAGCCGTTATAGCTGCGCCAGCTTCTCTAAATGACGTCAAGTCCAGAGGTCTAGTATCAGGTTGCTTGACATAAGTAAGATCAGCATATTTTAGTCTAACTGCCATATCATGTAAGTTATTATAAACAACAATACCCTCTACCGAATTAACGATAGAGGGTGTAGGATTTAAGTCAATATGTATAAAACGTATAGCATTATGCAAAATTATAATAGTAATCCGGCATAGTAACAGCATCAGGAACAACAGAACCTCTTCTGTTTAAACGTTTAGTACGAAGTGAACGTTTAGGAACAGTAGAACCACCTTGAATCTTTTTAAGATCTTTGAGACCCCTAATTCCAAACATTCGCATAAGAGTATCTTCAGACATATTATCAAAAATATAATCCCTAGATTTAGCATCTTTAAGAACACTAATAAGATTAGCAGTTTGTAAGTTCTCCCTATCAAATTTAGATTGATAAGCAGTACCAATAGAGCGTCCTAAACTAGCAATCATATTGCCAATAACAGCTCCTTGTTGACTTCTACGTTGAACAATCTCCATTTGATGATTAAACTTATTAGCTTCATTCTCAGCTCTAATTTGATTATTTCTAGCAGCAATTTCAGCGTTAGCCATACGAGAACGATTACGAAGCTCAACTTCTTTATTATGTTCATCTTGTTTAACTCTACTACGCATACGAGAACCTTGAGTTCTAGCAAGCAATATAGACTGACGAGCAACTTGAGAATTAGAACTGTTACTTGTAATATATTTTTCAAGACTACGAACAGTATTATTAATATCTCCAATTTCAGCATCAGTATTTATATCAGTTTCTAGTTCTACACGATCCATAAGAGGAGTCTCAGGAACTCGCATACTTTCCATACGATTAATTAAACCTTTATTAGTGATAAGCTGACTCATACCACCAATAAGATTACCACTAACTTCAGAAACAAATCCCGGACCTATAAAACCACCACCAGCATATTTGCGAGTTCTACCACCACAACGCATACCTTGTTGAATAGTAGTTAAAGGATTTTGAATTTGAGTTTTATCATTAGATGCAAAAGTTACTTCTTGTCCCGTAATAGAACTCCCACTATTATTTCGTTGAGTACCATAAACAGGAACAGAAATATCAACAATTTGACCACCATCATAATACTTTCTAATTTTACCTCCACAACGTGCTTCAATAGGTTCAGCTTCCATACCAGATTCAGCTTTCATACTTTCTTGAAGATTATAGAGTTGTGCAAGTTCATTTTGAATTGCAGCAATTTGTGCGTTAGTTCTTTGAAGATCAGCATTAGCTTTCTCAGCGTTACGACCATTAGTATTACGATCAATTGCATAAGTACTACGGTCAGTTAGAGAAAGCATTCTATCAAGCATCATAGATTTGACCGGAAGAGAACTTTCAAGATAACCTTTATGTTTCATAAGAGGCTTAGCAAGATCAGCAAATGTAGTTCCATTATACTTTAAAGTATCAGAGAATATATAAGCATTATCTGCGTCAGTCATAAGAGCTTCACCACCTTCTACTTCTGCATTAGGTCCATAAGGAACACCACCTTGTTCATGAGAAGGACCATTAACTTCTGCGGTATTAGAAGATGTTTCTTCAATCATACCACCATCGGCATAACGTTTAGCTTTGCCACCACAACGTTTACGTTTAAGTCTTCCACCACAACGAGCGGCAATTCTACCAAAAGCAGAACTAGGATTAACATCACCAAATGGAGTACCTTGAACAGTAGGTTGAACTAAGTCACTACCGAAGCTAGCATCATCTTGATAACCAGTAACACCTGTAATATTAGAATCACCATATATATCAAGATCACCTTCTTGTTGAGCAGTGTTGGATAATTTAAGTTCATCTTGAAGAATACGTTCATTGCCTGCAACAATCTGACGTTGCCTATCAGCTTCTTCAGCAGCTTTTTTAGCCTTACGTTTCTTACGACGACCTCCAAACAGTCCAATAATACCACCAATAATAGCACCTGCTGCCATACCAATAGGACCTGCCCAAGCTCCAAAAGTTGTACCAGCTAAACCAGGAGCTCCAGCAATAGCCGCAGTAGTAACTCCAGCCCCAAGTCCCCCGCCAATAGTAACACCGGTATTTAAACCAGACATTGCAGAAGCTCCTTGAATACCTTTCTCGGCTCCATAACTATGACCTTGAACATCCCCGAATCTATCTCTAAATGCAACTTCACCTCCACCAGCGTATCTACGTCGACGAGGGTAAGCTTTAAGAGTTGAAATGTTTTTAATCATACCACCATTATTAAATTCAGATTTAAATAAGAAGTTAGCACGACTTCTAAGCGTTTTAGTTGTAGAATCATCAACAGTAAAATTCGGTTTTTGATTCTTCATGAAGTAAACAGAAGCATCTTCAGCCGACATAGCATTGACTTTATCTGTACTAAATTTACTATCTTTAGAAGGTAAATAAGTATCAAGATAATAATCAAATTGAGATTCTAAACTATCTTTACGTTTATTAGTTTTAAGATAAGATTGATAACTACCATAAGTATAATTAGGATCTTCAACCCAATTAGTTTTAGGTTTACCTTTATCTTTCTTATCATCCCACTTACGTAGATTCTCAAAACTAAATAAACCATGATTAACAATTCTATTATCACCTTTAGCAGTAGCTCTTTGAGTTTTGTTAAATGAAAATAGATCATCAATCGAATCATTTAACGTCTCACCATAAACCATAGACATTAAACCAGTAACGGCTGCATGATTAAGACCACGTTTCTTAGCATAATTGTAAAAATCACGCATACGTTTAATAACACCATCATCAGCTAGTTGTTGAGGTGTAAAGACTTTAGTATTGTAACCTTTAGTACCAACACCAGTCTCTGCTATATACTTAACAATTTCACGAGCAGGTGCACCGACTTGATAAAGAGAATCAATCTTATGAATCTCAGGACGACCTATAAGACCTTTAGTATTACTCTCTTTATCAAGAGCTTGAATAGTTAAACCTAGAGATCTATTATTAATATCTTTACTTTGATGATACTTAGTAAAAATATCAATAAGAAGACGTCTAGCTTGAGCATCATCAGCGACCTTAGTACGTTTATATTTATTTGGCATACTAATAGTATTTGCAGAGTGTTGCTCCTTACCACAGGCTCTTTCCCTACCGGGGTCTGGAGATCGTTAAAGAGCAACACTAATTATAAACGAGTATCTTTATCAATCATAACTTCAATATTAGTAAGTCTTAAATCAAGCTGAGTAGCGTCAGGATATTTAGTAATATCATCTACATAATCATCAGCTTCTTGACTAAAGAACTTATTCTCATATATCATAGTTATATAAGTCCAAGCATTATGAAACTTAGTAATATCATACCAAGGCTTTTGATATTTAGCTGAAAGTTCAATAAGAGTGTCAATAGCATCTTTATCCATAAAATTAATAAGATTAGGATTAAGATTCCATTGATCATAATCATTTTCAATGAAGTCTTCAATACGATTCCAAAGATAACGACCAGCTTTATATTTAAGAGTTTCATTATCCCACCAAATAGGACTAACACTCATAGGCATAAGACCTGTACATTGAACATCAGTATGAAACATCAACCAATCAATAGTTTTATTATAGAGATAACGTATATTATCTTCATTATTCATAAGACCATTAATAAGCTGACTACGCCATTCAATATGCTTAAAGAGTTTACTTATAGTAGGCTCGGTAGCATAAATGAATTGAACAACACTAGGATGAATAACATCATCAAAGTAAATACCTTTATTCTTAGCATCAGTCTTAAAAAGAGAACCTTTAGTTATATAGAAGATTCCATGCCGGTTAATGTATGAATAATCTCCGATATACGAGTGAAAAGACGTCCATAAATTGGTCTTTAATGAGTAGGAAATAGAATAAGACTTATACAAATCAATAGCACCGTTTTTATCTATAATTTTATTAGTGAATATAAATCTTTGGTGCATTTCATCGTATGTAAAGAAACATCCACTATGCGACAATGGATTAGTAGCATTAGCGTAAATATGTTCTTTAAACCACTCTTTGAAACCCAAATCAGACAACTCGCTTACACTTTGGTCATTCTTAACAAGATAAATCTCACCTTTTTCGACATCACAAACAAGATAACCACGATGCGTAATAATAGCACTAAAACGATTATTACAACCAATTTTACCAGTAGTGCTATAAATAATTTCTTTAGGTTCACGTTGAAACAAATCAGAAGTACCTACATAAGTTATATTTTCATCATTGTTACCTAGAGTATCTTTAATGGCGGTTACAAGTAATGTGTATTGTTGTTGAATATATAAAGCAATATCATCAGATAAAATATTCTCGATAGCACCTTTTTGAATTGAAACATCTTTATAAGCATCAGCTTTATATCGACGCCAACCAATATCAGTAGATTCACTAGGATTAACATCTGAACGTATAATACGAGAGGGAAAGGTTTTAATATCGTCAATCTTTTTAATAATAACAGCATCTTTAAAACCATCCCAATTCATAGAAGTCTCATAGCACTTACCATCCTCAGTATTCCAAAAGTTATCAATAGGATAACTAACATGACCTAAGTTATCAGCTTCTTGATAGTAATTATTCTTAGGAGCCCAACGAATAGCTTTCTCAATATCATTCTCAGCAGTATTAGAAATATTACGTTCGAATATCTTATAAGCACTACTATTAACTCCAAATCCATCATGACGACATTGAAGATTCATACGACTAAATATAAAATAACTAATGATAATTCTATGACAATTAGCAATAGTAGCACCAGCCCCTTCATATTGGAAACCAGCAGCAGGAGCAACACAGCGTTGAGTTATAAATGCAACAAATGTATCACCTTTAAGATATTGAGCTTTTGTAATAGCAGTATATGTTACGGGATGATATTCAACTCTAATAATAGGAGATATACAAGAAAGATTCTGACCATAAACGTCAATAGTCTTGAATATATCATCTGCATTACGATCATGATAGTAACAATCTATAATAGCACGGTTATTTTCAATAATAGAATACCATTGAAATTTTGCAACAGTTCTATCATCTTCATGACTATTTGGATTATCATCACCTTTCCACTCACCAGCAGCAGAATAATCTTTACATATCTTGTTATATTCAAATCCGGGATCTAGTAAGTCACCATTCCCATAAGTAATAGTAACACGTTGATAACTCTTATTATTCCATGCATTCGGATAGTATTTACTATCAAACATAGCGTTATCATCAAGACCATCATTTTTACTAAATTTATAACTAGAATCAGCAGCTATATTTGAAACAGCTGAATTATTATTAGCAATAAATTCAGGTTTAATAGTAGGTCCATTAAGTCTACTATTAACAATAAGTGAATCAGAAAGAAGAACTGATTGAATCAAATCACCACCTTCATTCCATAAATCAGAACCATCTCCTTTTTCATTTTTAGTATCATTTTTCTGACGATTGAAACAATGCCTCCAAGTCATACGTTCATAAGCACTACGAACGCTATAAGCTTTAACTTGTGGCATAGTCTTCTTTTCAATCAGATATTCAAGAGGATATAATCTATATCTATCACGAGAAGCAAAAGCTCCTTTATAGTTATTACCAACTACATTAGAATAAGCTAAATCTCGAACAACAAGTGATTGACAACACCAATTACTATTAGAGCTATTAGGTTGAGCCATGTAAACAACCCAAGATTTGATTTGTTTACGAGCAATAACTCCAACTTCTTCAAAACCATCAGCAGTTTCAATTTTAGTAGTATCTTTAAAGAGTTTAGAAAAGAAATCTGTAGGATTGAATTTAAATCTAAACATACGATGTTTAACAGCACCATCACTACCGATCATATTGAAGTTAGAAGTCTTGAAGTAATAACTACTCTTTTGAGTATTATAAATAGGATAAACATTAATAAGTTTACCTTTATAATCAATAAGACCTAAATATAAGAAGTAGTATTCATTATCTTTGATACAAGTATCATTAGAAAGATCTTTCTTTTCAAAGTCACCTTTATCACCAACAGATTTGAATAATTCTTCTTTAATTTTAATATTACCAGTACCATTAAGACCATTAGCAGTACATAGATTTTTATCTTTGATATACTTGTCAAGACCAGTAATATCATTCATACTAACATTAGCACGAATAAGCTGTGAATTAAAATTAGTATGAGCTTGATCTTTAATATATGAAATATTACCAATTATAATATCATTAAGAGTAACTGTATTTAAACTATTGATACCACTGATATAAACAGTTATACTATTTTTATCTTTAATATCAATATTTTCATACTCGTAAGCTTTCTCTTCATCTTCACCTTTATAGATAATACCAAGTTTACATTCATCAAAGTGAGAATCTATATTAGTAATATCAATTTGAAACTTACGAGAAGTAAGCTGACCAGCTTTAATATTTTCATTATATTTAGGTGCAGCAAAATATGTAGGAGATAACAGAGAATAATCAGTATAATCTCCGGTTTTAAGTTTATATGCAACAGCAAATTGATATGAGCCTGCAAGTAAACCACCCCCATCAATAGACTGAACTGTTAATGTAGGATATTTAACATCAGGTATAAGATTCAATAGTTTCTCTTTAGTTAAATCAATACCTAAGCTGTAAATAGTCGTAGTATCATCAGAATAGTCTTTTGCGAGATTATAGTCATCACAAAAGGTATTAAGATTCATCAAACGAGTTTCATTAGCAGCAGTCGAGTTACCTTCTGTAAAAGTAATAATCAGATGATTATTTTTGTTATAAGAATAAGCACCAGTAATAGGACGATCTTCACTAAAGTTTAAAACTGTACTATTACCAACTAGAGGAGCTTTATAAATAACATCTGAATACTTTATATCACCTTCAATAGTTTCATCACTATGCCATATAATGTAATCTCCGTCAGGTACACTAGAATTAGCACCGTTTCTATTAACGAAAAAAAGCACCACTCCAACGGGAATCGGAATGGTGCCAATACACTGACCATAATCAGAATAATCATGATGTTTCTCAAATCCATTTTCATTGATAAGAGTCTCACCATCCTCGTTATATAGAACATTAAGTGCATAAGACTTAGTATCACTATTGACTAATGACGGATTCGCGTTAGGGTAAAGACCTGCGTTTACTTTCATAACCGTTCACATAATGATTTTTCATATTTAAGAAGTTTAATAACGACCTACTACAATCATCACGTTTATCTTTAGTAAGCCTATTACAAGCATTGCGAACTTTAATTTTAGCATTATCGTAAGCAAGTGCCGGATTAGTATAAGGATTACTATCTCTAAGACTTAAAACAGGATGCCTGTAATTACGTTGAAGAATACGCATCATAACAAAGTTCTTTAGAGCATCAATAAGAACATCATTATTAGGTATGAGAGGAACATTGATTTTAAGAATCTCGTCAAGTGTCATTGGCAACCCATGAAATAAGATACCTAGCGTGCCTTTTCTGACATTCAAATGCAAATACGACCCATTAATCGAATACGTATATAAACTGCCGGAGATCGTCCGTATGAAATCAAAAGCGACATTTTCTGTAAGGTTTATCCCTATCGGGAATGAAACGGCGAGCGGTATATAATTTCCATCATCATGCTCAAATGGAGCAGGATTAGTAGTAAAATCCGCACGTTTACCATTAATTGTAATAAGACGTATATTCTCACAACCCTCTGGAATCTCACAACGATACTCATCAAAATCGATAATTTTACCAACATTAATAAGATGCTGTTGAATATTTAAATCAGCAAGAGCTTCACATATCCAAGTAGGAATACGAGTCATAAAGTCCATAGAATGAACATCATAATCTTCTATAATCCTATGAATAACAACACTAGAACTAATCAAGTTTTGGTCTAATGTATTCATCTACTTCATTGTTTTTAATACGTTCTCTTTTGCTTTTAGTAGGCGGATACCTATCCATAATAGTTTTATCATGTTCAATCATGTATTTGAGTTTAGCATCAAATGCAAGATTATCCGCTTTAATAACTTCTTCTATAGATTTATGCCTAAGCACCTTATCGTTAGTCATAATGTTTACATGACAATGATTAGGTTTAAATTTATAGAATATTTGATTAGGTACAACATCAACACCCATATTATGACGTATCCATTTACAGAACCAATAATACGGATTATCAGATTTAACGTGCCAATTCTTACCATAAGGATTAAGAAAACTCTTAACTTCGATACCAGCAGCAATCATTTCATCCCTAAGACGAAACGAAGCAGCCCAATCAACAGATTCTCTAGCAACAGCACGTTGAACTTGAAACTTACCAATGTAAGTACCTAAAGAAACACTATCACCACGAATAAGATTCTCAATTAGAGACTTATTAAGACCTCTCTGTATTTGATTAAATATCGGATAAGGAATACGACACATCCAATCGTAATATCTAATAATAGCAAGAAGTTTAGGAATACGAATAGTAGATAGATAAACAAAACGATTGAACGTAATACGAAGAGATACTGCTTTAGCTTCGTCACTCCAATTAAGTTTACGTAAGAGCTTAACACCTTTAACTCGTTTACCTAAAATAAGATCATCAATAATCTCTTTAGTTATTCTATTCGATTCAAGAAGATTCAGATTAGCATAACAGATATTAGCTAGATTGTTACGTCTAACATAAATGTTATGAAGATCAGTACTTAATTTCTCGATAGTGTTATAACATTGTTCGAGATAGTCGTGGTAATAGTGCATGGATTCCATATAGTTTATTCTACTTTATTATGGATTAAACGTTGAGTACCATTAGGATCATTAGGAGCATAAGTTGCATCACTAATAATCTTAACTTCGTGTTCTGTAGGCTTAATACCGAATTCAATTCTAAGAACCTCATAAGTTATACGTTCTATCATATCAGCAGGAAGCGGAAGTTCAATATCTTGACCATCATCTTCCATATACATAGTGATAACCTCAGCAGGATTTTCAGCTACATACACGATTGTTACAAACTTATAATTTTTAGCATCAATCTCAAAGTTTTTGAGAGTATTTTTGATAATAATTTTAAGTTTACCATTAACGATTTGATACACTCCCCAAACCCCAGTAGGAGAATAGACTGTGGTAAGGAGCGGAACTACGCTATTATTAGCGTACTTATATGTAATAAGACTCCCATCATCATGTTGAGTATAAACATGAAGAAAAGGTGCATCATTAGGCATACGTAAAGGTGTAGGAACTCGATGCTCAGTAGTAAGAACCATATCTTTAGCACCAATTCCCGCATATGTGTTTTCTATATCGGTAAGCGGAACGCAGATAAGAGGAACATTAAAGCTAACTTTAAGCACCTCATCTACACCATTGCGCTCAATACTCTGACGAATAAAAGTAGCAAAGAGTGCCTTACAAGCATCTTTAGCTCTCTCTTGAATGCTATGATCACCGGGCTTACCTAATATATTAGAAATCTTACTTCCTAATTGATTAAGTGTTGCCATAATAATACATTAAACAATTCGCCAAGATTTATTAGTAGTAATACCAAGCTCCTTAGTTTCACCTCTAGAGATAAATTTAAGAAGATTAGTAGACAATTCAAGTTCAGGAGTATTAGAACTACCTATGATCATAATAGGACGATTCTTAACTGGAACAATTCCGTGCCACGGACCAGCATTAGTATACCGGTTAGTAACTCTAATAACGTTCTTTTGATTTTTGAAACCTCTACCACACCTTGATGGCAGACTAGTTCTTGCGTAAATAACAGTCATGGTATTTTAGTTTTCAATGGTATCTTCTGTCGCATCTATAACCATAGTCATATTGCGAGAAATACGATTGTGATTTTTCCAGAATGTTTGCATCATTTCAGCGTCAGGTTCAAAGTCAAGCTCGAACTCAGCACTAAGAAAGCCAATAGGCATATCAGTTTTCAAGTCACGAATAAGAATGCTAATAGCAGTATTACATCCACGTGAACGAAGATCTCCAACATACATATTAGAATGATACTTTGTCAAAGCACTCATACGGAAAATGTACTTACTATCTCTGTATAAGCGTAGAATAGTATAAGGCATAATAGAAGTAAGAACATTCTTATAACGATTCTTATAAGGATCTGTAATACTAATATCGTAATCTTCTGCGATAACAGTAAACTTATCCATATTAATACCATTACAGAACTTACCACCATTATGAAAGTATGCAATGTAAACACCTTTAGCATTAAGAGATTCTCTAATGTTTGAGGTTATTTTATCGAGTTGCATCCAACATTCTGCTTTAGATGTAAGAAGATTAGTAACAACCTTACGTCTCTTCTTAGCAATCCATTCTTTTACGAAGACAACACCAATAGATGAAACAATAACACCAATCAAGTTCAATATAGCAATAAAAATACCACTCATTACACAACGTGTTTTATAATTCATACTTGCGTGTTTGAATAAGTTGCTATAAACAAAAAAATTTGACTATCAACGGAACCAGTAGTCGGATTAGGAATAATTAAAATTGCCTTGATATAAATAACACCTGCAACCAAAACTAATTAGATGAATCTCTGCCAAGGCACTTCATCGTCTTGAGCTTTAATATCAGCTAACCATCTTTGGAAAGCAATACCTTCGTAACCGTCGGGATCACTAATGTAAAGATAAGCATACATAGCACATTCATGATGTTCGATAAACAAACGACCATAGAAATCTGCGTAAGCCATATTCATTACATACATAACATCATACCAGTTAGCATTATGGAGATCATTCATCTTGTATTTGTGCCAAATAGATTTGACTTCATCAAGATTATAATGATAAGTAGTACCATTACGATTCTCCATACGTTCAACAGCCCATTCACATAGGTCTTTAGTAAAATGTTTTCCGTAGAGTTCTTTATACTTTCGACAATCCCTCTTTCTTACATCTTCACTTTCGTGTGGCATATCACTATGCTCATGCGGGTCTTTCATCATGACTTACATTATTTTTAAGAGAGTTATCAATTTCACGTTTAAGATTTTGAAAAGCAGTAGCTTCGAACTCAAAACCAAATAGATTCACAGAGCCTTTAGCAGTAGCTTTAGAAATAGCTGCATCAAGATAGCTATTAACTACTTTAGGAATCTGCTCATCAGGTATGAACTTAGATAACTTAGCCAACTGAGACTTAATAATATAATCAAGTGTAGGCTCTATAATAAAATCTAATTCATTCAGAAGATTATAAGTAGAAAGGTCTAAACCAAAAACACTACCCATAAATTTTCCGATACCAGAAGTAACAGGAATCTTAATCCCACCTCCAATAGTTTTAACGATTGGTGTTAGCCATTTACCAATAGCTACTGCAACAAGTTCTGCGTTAGTCATACCACTTCAAGATTAAGCGTTTGCTGTAGAAGTGATAGGAGCGTTAGGATCAGGTACAGCTGGACTAGCAGTACGAGCCGCTAACTCAACAACCGGACAAATCTCCGCAGCATTGATCTTTTTGATGTACTTAACGAAATTGCAATTTGCATAATCGAAAATACGTTCATCAGCAGATTCTCTACGTTCAGCTTCAATAGCAATAGCAGCTTTGAAATCGTGACGAACATCACTGAACTCACGAGCGACTTCTTTCTTGAAGTTTTCAATATCCTGTTTGTTAAGTGCAGATTCTTTATCCAAACGAGCAAGAGTTTCAAATATAATCTTGTCGTTAGCTTGACGAGTTTCACGTTCTTCTTTGATTAAAGCTAAAGCTTCTTTAAACGTGTTTATACCTACATTATCGGCATAACGTTCAGACTTCTCTTTAGCAAGTTCAGCCATAAGACCAGAAACTAATTGAGTTTCAGCAACAGCAGTAGCTCCGGCAACCGAATCATTACCGTTATCTAACCAATTTCTCAATCCAAGTCCTGCAAAAGCAGCAAGACCTAAAGAACCTGCAACAGTGTTGTAGTTAATTTGTCCTTTCGGAACTTTAACACCAGTTTCGTTTTCAGTATTCATAGCATTAATTTATTTTAATGCACCTCGACATTGAGATGCACAACAAATATATTACTATTAGTACTGATAACAATGAAATGATTTATAACATGAACATTAATACTCAATAGTTGAACATTATATTCAACGTTTCTTCTTAGCGATAGCTTCGTCAATCTTTGCATTAATAGAGGGAACACTAATGTAATTCATAAAAGTTACATAACCAATATGATATACGTCAGCAATTTTGTTCTTTCAAATCCAACGATAACTTCTATCATCATTGATATAAGTTTTAGCAATCTCTTGAATATCTCTAATTAATAAGAGCTCATTCAAATTAGTATAAGTCACAGGTGTCATACCTAAAGGAATTTAAATCATTAATAGAACGTTTAGTCGATGATTTAAGCGAGCAATGATTTTCCTTGATATGACAAAAGGGAGTACTACGCAATTTAGCAGTAGCACTCCTTTAGTCCGCGATCATACGCTTTTAGAATCAGCAAAATGCCGTTTTATAGCTTTGAGTATAGGTTTGATAATTAAATCATACCCAAAGGTACATATCAGAAAAGATAGCAGCACCGTTTCCAATGAAGCATCTAATTTGTATAAGTAAAGCACCATAATTGCAATACCTACGATTAAGCTAACAAGAGACTTGAAGTATCTCGGTAGTTTCTTTTTAGTAATCTTAGTGATAATCTCATTAATGCCATAAGTAGTTAAAAGCACAATGGCAATAAACGCAAAACTTATAGAATTAAAAAGATTAAAAATAATTGTTTCTTCCATAATTTAAACCATATAAAATCTAAAACCATAAGTAGTATCATCACTGGAATTTTTAAAACTAACAAGGTTATTTTATGCTATTACAAGATTACAAGTATCACTAACATTAGGCTCGGATTTTTTATCTCATCATTTTCACAAACAAAGGAGCAGAAGCATAATCATTAGCATATCTCTTAAACTTAATCCGATTGTTTTGATTATTATTAATAATTTCAACCGTCCAACCAAGAGTTTGTAGATATGCTTCAAATTCAGATATATTAGGACTACCTGTAGCAAGTCTAAGTTGAAAATCATTAACACATAATTCACAAGTACTAGAATCACCAGTACATAATTCTATAGAATCATTATTAACAATATTTCTATTAAGAACAACACTAAAGACCCAACAACCATTAGCTTTTATAATATTATCATTGAGTTTATAATTATAAGTTTTATTAGTTGCAATAGATCTATTAATTTGTCTATTACTTGCTAAATCTATAAGAGCGCCAGATATACTAGGACTGAGCTTTGATGTTTTTCCATCATAAATCCAAACTTTATCAACAGGAAACTTTATGGGTTGTGTTGTAGTACCTTTACCATAAAAGACATCAGGAAATATAAAATCACCTTCAAAACTCCAGTTAGAATCAACTCGTTTAGCCCAATCAGTATAAACATCAACATAATCTTTTTGAAGTAAATTAATTGATTTATTTATACCACTTCCCCCTCCCCTCCTGTAATAACAATTGTTTCTTGAACAGCATTAATATCAGTATTAGCTTTAGCATTAATACTTATACTACCGTTATTACTTCCTGATTCAGGCGTGATGGTAAATGTTTTTTTTAATCATATCTTTAGATATTTGTTTATACAACAAAAGGTCTAATAGGCACCTTAGCACCTATCAGACCCATAATCAAATCAACAGACGACTTACGAAATAGTCCAAGCGGTATTCGTAGTAATCGTTATCTGTTTAGTTTCTCCCGCAGCAGCGAAAGTCAATGCAGTCGGAGATACAGACAGAGTAGCATCACCGGCGGCTTGAGTTACAGTATATTTCTGACCATTTACGGTAATATTACCGGTACGAGTGTTAACCGTCGGGTTAGCAGCAGCGGTAAACGTAATTTTAAAAGCGTAAACATCATCTGCTCCCGGATCACCTTCAATCTCAGCACCAGAATTATATTCTTTCTCATTTACGACCAATTTACCGGCAACCAACCAAGAAGAAGCGTCAGAATCAACAGCAAACGTGATAGAAGCTAAATTGGAATTACCAGTGAACTTCTTAGCTTCACCGGTTTTAACGAAAGCCAACGATTGAGTAGTAACATCCCAAATCGTAGAACCTTCCTGCTGCAAAGTAACGTCTTCAGTCAAATCTTCAACAACAACGGTAATCAAACCAGAACGCCCATTACGACCTTTATAAACCGGAGCAGTAACATCTACTTGAGAGTTACCAGTTCCCTCAACAGCACTTAAAGTGATCCAACTCGGTTTAGCTTTCAAAGCATATCCAGCGCGCATAACAGGTGCACCAACTCCATCAACCAAACCCCCAATTTCAACAGCAATTGCTCTTTCATTCAAAGCAGAATCTTGAACCATAACAGTAATAATTTAATTATTCGTAAAAAAATTTGAAGTTCCGCACGCACCACAAGCTATTCCCCTACTGGGGGTCTGCAAAGCGTAGCGGAACATTTAAAAGTTTAAGAAACAGTCCAATTAACATTAGAAGTTACTTTGACAGTTTGTGTACCACCAACAGCTTCAAATGTTAAACTAGTTTTATCAAGATTCAAATAAGGATCTTGTTCAAACGTTGCAGTGTAAGTAGCATTTCCAGTAACAATAACAGTTCTGCTAGCATTCGTATTACCATCACTCCATTTAACAAAGTGATAACCGGCAGACGGTGTAGCCTTTAATGTAGCAGTTGCACCATAATTGTAAGAACCACTTCCACTAACAGTACCACCTGTACCCGCAGTTACAGTCAATGTATAACTGTTAATTTGCCAGATAGCATAGTAAGTAACATTACCAGTAACTTTGGTAGTTGTGCTTACATTAACAGAACCATTAGCTGACGTAGACCATCCCTTGAAGGTATATCCAGTTCTTGTAGCAGTCGGAAGAGTTCCTAAAGCATCATTGTAATGGAATGAACTACTAGACTGGCTAGGAGTACCACCATTACCATTCCAAGTAACTGTATAATTCTTATAAGTTGCAGTCCATCTAGCGTACCAAATCTTATTAGAAGTAACCTTAGTTGTCGTAGTTAATTTAGTACCACCTGTAGCGGCAGCAGTATCGAACCAACCTGCGAACGCATACGTATAAGTATTATCCGCAGCTTTTGAACAAGTAGGTAACGTTCCAATAGCTTCATTATAATCTTTAGTTATAGATGAAGAAGAAGGAGTACTACCACCATTAGCGTTAAATGTAAAAGTGTACCTATTAACAGCTCTGGTCACATAAGCATAATAAGTAGCAGCACCTGTTACACTCGGCGTTTCTAAAGTTAATGAAGAACCAACCTTAGTTCCCCCACCGTTAGCAGCAGTATACCAACCTTGGAAAGTATAAGTATATTGAGCATTATTTGAAGGCATAGTCAAAGTACAAGAGCCTTTAGACCCATAAGCAACAGATTGACTAGTCCTATTCAAAGATCCGTATGTTGTTTGATAACCTATTGTATAACTCCGTCTAGTTGCAGTCCAATATGCATATATTGTAGTATTACCTGCACCCATTGTCGTATTAGCAGTAACTTGCGTTCCATTACTAGCAGCAGTATACCAACCTGCAAATGCATAGGTAAATTCAGCATCCGAATTCTTAGTAGGCGTCGGTAAAGTACCATAAGCACTTCCGTATTGAACGCTCTTAGAAGTAGGACTTACTGCATTACCACCATTAACATTATAGGTTAAAGTATAACTATTAATAGACCATTGAGCATAATAGATAACAGTACCAGTTATCTTAGTAGTAGATGAAATTTTCGTACCACCACTAGATGCTGTGTACCAACCGAGGAATGTATAACCTGTCCTAGAACAAGTCGGAAGAGTACCTAATTCTGAACCATACGTTTTAGTAATAGTTGATGGGCTAGGAGTACCACCACCGTTACCATTAAATGTTGCAGTGTAACTTCTAGGAGTAGCAGCCCACTGAGCATAATAAGTAACGTTTCCTGTTACAGTAGTAGATGCAGATACTTGAGTATTACCGGTTGCAGTTGTAAACCAACCCTTAAATGTATAAGTATATTGAACATCAGCAGCTCTTGTCGGAGTAGGTAATGTGCCTAAAGTAGAACCATGAGTCTTAGTAGTTGACGTAGGACTTACAGAACCACCATTAGGATTCCAAGTTACAGTATATGACTTTAGAACAAATACCGGAGTAATATGAGTATTGGCAGTAATGTTAGAAACTGTCAGAGGATTAGTTGTAGAACCATTAGACCACTTACTAAAGTTATAGCCAGTACTCGGAGTAGCCGTCCAAATAGCAGAACCACCGTATTCTACACTAGACTTATTAACGCTCGCTGTACCACCAGTTGAATTAGCAGTAGTAGTTGTGAAAGTCTTAATTGTAAACTTAGCAGTTAAGCTGATATTGGCAGTAACAGCAAATGTATATGAAGCATTGCTAGATACTTTAGTTGCTCCATTGTACCAACCAGCAAAATTATAAGCAACCTTAGGAGTTGCAACTACAGTAGTATTAGCACCGTGTTCTACAGTTTGACCTGCAGGACTTACAGTACCTTTGTTTGTATCCTCAGAAGTTGCATTAACAGTGTAGCTCTTAATCTTATATTTAGCAACAAGAGTTCTATTAGCAGTTAAAGTAACACTAAAAGAAAGACTTGTAGAAACAAGATTAGAGCCTTCATACCAACCAATAAAATCATACCCAGTAGGAGTAGCTTTAGCAGTTAATGTGACACTAGTATCACGATAATAAGTTCCTTCTTTAACTCCACCTGTAGCAGATGAACCAATAGAACAATCACCAACATTTGTAATAGTAGTTCCTGAACTATTAGTAGTTAAAGCTGAAATCTTAATAGTAAACTTATCAGCTTCCGTTTGAGTACAATTAATAGTTTTCGTAATACCGCTGACTGAAACAGTAACAATAGTTGTTCTGCTTGCACCGGTATTCTTACTCGCAGTTAAACCAACCGTTTTATTACCTGTACCACTCTTAGCGGCAGGGGTAAGCCAAGAAGCAATAGCCATCTTAATACCCCCCTAATTATGAAACCGTCCATTCGACGTTAGAAGTAACATTAACGGTTTGAGTTCCACCAGTAGCCTCGAAAATAAGAGAAGTCTTATTTAATTCGAGATATGGATCTTGAGTAAACTTAGCAATATAAGTCTTATTAGCATCAACAGTAACACTTAGAGTTATATCATCAGAAACCTTAACTCCATCTTTCCACCAACCACCAAAGCTATAACCCCCAGCAGCTGTAGCATGAATAGTAGCAACAGTACCATCCTCAAATTCAGCAGTTTCAACTCCTAAATTAGATTCTTTATTGATACCAACACCACCTTGAACTACACCTTCATCTTCGGTTTTAACTGTAAGTGTATAATGTGTGGGTTCAGGAATAAAATCGCATTCAATAGTAACCTTAATGTTTTTCTCAACCACAAAGCTATACTGATTATTATTGTTAAGAGTGATTTTAACACCATCAACAAGCACTTTATTCAAAGTATAACCCGGACTTACATTAATTTTAATCGTACAAGTATCACCATCATCATAAGTACCAGCACCTTCCATTGTAGCACTTCCATTAGGAATAGCTTCATAGGTGACTTGGAATTTATCAGGAGCATCAACCTCAAAACGAGCTTCAATAGATTTAGAGTCATTCATGACAATATCACGTGAAGTAGTCGAGAGCGCACCCGAATCAGTCCATTCCTTAAAATGATAGCCGCTATCTGCTAATGCTTCTACAGAAACGGTAGTTCCGTCAACAATATTAGAGTAAGTCTTTGTGCCACTATAATAGTCGCTCCAACTTCCATTGATCTTTGCACGACATTTACCACCCGTTCCAGCAGTAAGAGTTAGCGTTCGCATAATTACTTGATCGAACGTAGCAATATGCGTTGCATTCGTTCTAGTTTTAGCAGTGAATGTTGCAGGATTATCTGAAACCTTTGCACCGCTTGTATTCCACTCTCTAAACTTGTAGTTACCAACCGCACGAGCTTCAACTAAATAAATCGAACCTACAGTAGTTTTAAATATGTGTTCAGAAGTAGACCAATTAGACCAAGAACCATCACCTATACGATAACGAGTTTCATTAGTTCCATCAGAACCTACCGTAATAGTAACTTCTTCCGGTGGAATCTCTACGAACGTACAAGAGAAATCTACATTTTCAGTAATAACCTTTGAATAAGGATTAGAGTTAGAAGTAGTTCCACCAATATTCCATTGTTCAAAAGAATAACCACTATCAGGAACACCTAATACTTCAATTGTCTCACCGTCAGTAACATTAATGTTAGAATGCGAAGATGCAGCTTCTGAATATTCACCAGAGCCAATCTTATATTTGCATTTACCATTAGAACCAGCAGTAATATTAACAATATGAGTTTCAGGTGGAATGTAAGTTTCCTTGAAATAAGCAGTATAAACTTTGCGATTCAGACCTTCTTCAACAATGATATTGTTTTCATTATTAGGAAGATTAGCACCAGTAGGCGTTACCCACTTTTCAAATTCATAACCGCCGTTAGCTTTACCAGCGATAGTGACAATAGTCTTTTCTGGAGCAGTGACTTCGTGTCTTTCTGCCCATTGAGACCAAGCATCATTAATATCTTTATATCGAACTAAACCATTCGCATTTGCCACGATACTAAACGTGAAATAACGAATAGCTTCTTTAAAGTTTACCGTAATCGTAAAATCTCGTGTAACAACGATGCTATATGTACCATTACCATTATCTACAAGATTACCACCAGAAGCAGTAACTGTATCAACAGCCCAACCCTCAACCGGACTAGGAACAATTATTGCAGTTTGACCGGACTTATAAGTACCGCCACCGCTAACTGAACCTTTATCAGCAGGATTAGTTATAATAGTTACATTGTACTCCTCAATAACAGGAGTATCAAGCTCGAAGTGTGCAGTATAAGTTTCATTTTTATCAACAATAATATCATATTGAAGATTAGTAGAAACAATACGATTTAAACTATCAGTCCAATGAATAAAATGATACCCTTGAATTGCCGCAGCTGTTATAGAATGTCTTGTACCTTTTGGGAATGTTCCGGCACCAACTACATATCCTGCATTAGCCGGATCAGCATTGACATTAATATAGAATTGTTCAATAGGAGCTTCATCCTTTTCAAATACGCCTATCAAATCCATATCTTTCTTAATAGTAAAAGACCAATTAGGACTAATAGACATAATCTCATTAGTATGGAACTCTTTCCAACCTTTAAAGTGATAACCTTGAACAGGTTTAGCATAAAGTTCAACACGACTACCAGCTTCAAATTGGAAACGGAAGCCATCTGAGTTTTCATCAGGAACAATAGCAGAACCACTACATCCAACAATACCACCCTCTTCAGGAGAAGGAACTAAAGTAACTCTATAGTAATCACGTTCGATATGACCAGACTGCATAAAATCTTGAAGATCTTTGATGTAAGTCCAAGCACGAATATATGTATCTTGACAACCACAAGTATTATTTCTAACACCACGACTAGGATGCACATAATTAGCTTTAAGACCAATGCAAACAAGAGTGTCATCAGTCAAAGACTCACTACCAACAATCAACTCTCTATCAATAGCAATAATATTACCATCAGTAGTTAGATTAATTTCGCAACCTTTTTCATCATACATATAGTAACAACCATCAGTACGATGATAGAAGAATCGAACGTTATGCTCACGCTTAGGAAATGTACCAAGAGGAAGAACTTGTTTTAACTTGACAATTTTAATATTACATTCCATAGCATTAAGTTTAAACAAATATAACTACGCAGAACCGTTAAGCACTGCGTAGTTTTCCAAGCAACTTTAGTCAGTTGCAGTATTCAGAGAAATGGCATTATCGCCGGAACCTTTAGCTAAAGTCTTAATAGCTTCAAGTTTATTTACAACAGCATCGATCACAGCTTCCGTACCAACAATGATTTGGAATTTGCGAGGACTATTGTTATCAGCGGCAATCTCAGGGAATTGATTAAACTCAGCCGTAGAAATAACAAGATAAGCGACTTTATCAAAGCCAACTTTCGGGTCACCAATACCCCAAGCTTTCTGCCACTCATCATGAGGATTCCAACCCATGTTAATCAGAGAATAACGAAGGTCTTCATCACTAAGAGCAACATCAGCTAAGAAACCGGATAACTTTGTATGTTCAACGGTAATAGTACCATTGGCTTTTTGATCGGCAAGAATACCGAATACGTTCATCGTCAATTTGGTAGGCTTTTTAGCAACAACAGTTATCTGAACAGCACCATCAGCTTTCTCGATAGTAATATCAAATAACTCTTTGTTATAAGCAGTAAGACTAAGGTTCTTCTTAATCTTCTCTACCAACCGATCAACGGTATCAGTAGCATGAATCCGAACAGGTATTTGAATAATCTGAGGATTAGGATTAACCGTCAGACCATGACGATACTCCTCAGAAGAACAAATTTCAATAGCACCACAGAACTCAGCATCTGCATTATATACAATACCTTCAGCAGGCTTAAGTGCCGGATTCGTAAGACCTTTAAGAATAATAGTTTCTTTCTGATCTTTCTCCGTATATTTACGAACGTTATAAGTGAAGTTAAAAGGATTAATATCCACTCCACGTTGATTCATAAATCCACCGTCCTTAGTAGGAATTGCAGACATAATTACAAACGGCTCAGGTCTACCAGTAGTAGGCAAAGTAGTACCATAAGCAGTACAAATGCCGAGTTGACCGTTAGATAACTTAGTATCAACAGTAATATTATCGACAAATGTTTTTCCGTAACTTACAATTCTCATAGTAACGTTTTATTTTAAAGAATTACTTTCATTTATAGCAATTTGATAACCTTCATCTTTAAGTTTACCAAGAAGCTTCTGTGTAGCAAGGGTAATAATCTCGGTTTTAAACGGAAGTTCAGTAGCAGTATCAGTTACAATATCAAACCTAGTAGGTTGTCTAAGATATGTGATAGCAACATCAGTAATCACAAACGTATCATCCATATCTACTAAAACCCTATTACTCTCTATCGTACATATAGGATGAATGTGTCTATTAAGACGATTGTGATACGTTTGAAGCATATCCCTATGCTGAACATCAGAAACTAAATCCATACCGGCAGATTTGCTCTCTCGCACCTTTGTAACCACTCCGTCAGAAGTGATAACCTCGTATAAGCCCGAATAGCGCTTGTAGTCAAATTGTACTAACTTAATAGTATATTTATCTTCAACTACAATTAACTGTGGCGTATCAAAGTAAAACACTAGTGATTCGGGGTAATACTCGTTATTGTAGCGTTCATAAGTCACATTGTAACCTTTTCGCAGCAATATGAAGAGCATATAGTTGATATATTCAAATAGACCCTCTTTACGATAGATCTTAGCAGGATAATGAAATGTAACGGTATCATTACCAATTTGAATAACGAAATCTTCTATATAACCGGGAATAGTTTTAAATAGTTCACTGATATTAACAACGTAAATCCTAGTAGTAACAGATTCAGTTGCTCGATAACGTTTAAACTTATCATATATAACACTTGCATCATAAGAGACACCATGTAGGTAATTCGCAGGTAAAAAAGCGAAGCCTCTATTACCCTCATTTGCGAGAAGGTAAAGAGGACTTCTATATGTAGTCTTTAGCACCTGCAAATCATCGTAATAACGACCAGTCTCTTCAAAGGCTTTAATCTTTTGCGTAAGCAGTACGTCAATAGCTTCATTAAGAGCAATATCAATATACTGCGGACGAATAGATTCTTGCCTATTAGCATTAATCTGCTGAATCTTATCGTTTACAGCAATATGTGCTTCTTTACAACTACTATACATACTGACACTATTTTGTTAGTTTATAACCGAAGCCTTATAAGCGGTGAAAAGTTGTGCTTTATATTCAACATTTTCAGGAGCAGCTAAGAAAGCCATAACACCCTCAATGGAAGAACCAAGAACTACTTCCGGACGCACAGTATCAAAGTAATTATCACCGTCTTTCGTAATGACTTGAGCGGCAAGTAACTTATAGACTTGTGCCATTGCTTCTACATTCTTATTATCAAACAGAGAAATAAATGCATCTGCATTCGTTTGAGAAAGTTCAGCCACAGCCGTCTGCAAATCTCCATGTTCCATTTTAATAATCTGTAGAGTATCGGCAGGAGCATTACAGATAAGCATATTTCTAATACGTTTATAAGAAGACTCATCACCTGTGAACAACTGAGCCAACTTAGTAGCAGTATTAACAACAGCTTTAGTCTTAGCATCTTTCATACGTTTAACATCTTCAATGCTATGTAAGTAAAACCGAATATTAGTAGATTTCTCAACATCTTCCGGTTTATTAGCAACAGTAGAAGTAAGCAGAGCAAGACGCCAAAGAATATAATCTTGCGGTTTGATAGGAGTCATGTACATATACAGATTCTCTTCATGAACCGCAGTACCTTCACCAAATAGCATAGCATCAAAGATAGCTTTCTCTAATTTATTCGGAGCAACCTCAGTATTAATACTGTTCTTTTTAGCCCAATCAAGAATAGCATCACGTTTAACAGGATCGTTAAGAGAAAATTCCCAACCAGTTTCAAGCTCATAACCTTGAGCAGGAACTTCAACAGTTGAGTTTTTAAGATGCTTCAAAACGAGGTCTTGAAAGTTTACGTTATGGCTATCAGCAGAAGCTCCAATGATCGTAGGAAGTATAGAAGCCATTTCAGCAGTTTTACTAGATAGAGTAAGAACTGCTTTAATGCTCGGACCGAAAATAGTATTGAAAGCACCAATACTTTTCTGATTCACGACTTGAAACATAGTCGGATTCAGCTTTAAAGCTAAGGTTATTTTGCGTGAGTATATCATATAGTTTATACTTTAGTAAGTTTATACTTTACAATAATCGTAATGTACGCTTATTCAAAAATCATTTCAGCCCAGAAAGAAGTAGTACCATTAAGCATATTAATACCTTGAGAAGATATAACTTCATAGGTAGCAATATCCTCACGTGTACTTAACATCTTATTGTAAGCACCCCATTCTTTAGGAAGAGGAGTAATACCTTGATAAATACCATATAAGTATTCACGACCTTCTTCACAAACAAGTTGGATATTAGGTTCACCTGAAGTATTATCAACAGAGTGATCCAAGAATACCATAGTGTATGAAGTAACAGGGAAACCTCCATACATACGACCGTTCTTACGATCCATCTCAGCACGAGAACCGCTATCGAACAAGTCAACAACTTTAACTGAAACGGTAGCTCCAGAGTAATGCTTATATTGATTAAAGTAAGCACCATAACTCAAAATACCACCACGACTTTGAATCTCCTCTGCACCAAGTTTATCGAAGTAACCATTACCAATAGCTTCATTCTTGATACATTGTTGAAACATCTTAGAACCACCTTTACCTGTATAAAGAACAATATTCTTATTACTCAAATCAATATCATTACGAACCTCAAAGATACGAGAAAGAATCATATCAATAAGCTCAATAGTCATGAATGAGTACTCGAAGTAATTTCCGAATGCAATAAGAATATCACGAACTCCAGCACCACGAGGAATAGGTTTATTTGAATGCTTTTCTTGGTTATGAATAACACCATTAATATCACGATTGTAAGAAGAAAACCACAAATCCTCTTCTAACAAACGTCTACGCATAAACTCGAACTGACGCATTTCATAAGGCATCCAAAGAGTACCTTTAGAACCATCATCATAATCAAGTTCAAACTCGGTTACGATATTAGCAATGTTACCAGTAATAATTTTGGAGAATCTATGAAAACCAAATTGGTTAGTCATTTCACTCCAAGATTCAGCAGTAGAACGAGAACCAGTAGATAATTCACCGGCAATCGTAGGAGCACCCATACCCCAATATTTACCTCTCTCAAAATTGCTGAGATCAATAAACTCATCAGGATTACCACCAAGGATAATCATTTCATAGATATATCCACCAGAAGCAGTTTGCTCACCATCGGTCTGCATACGAACCATGTGCTTTCCGTCAGGAGTAATAGCAGAATACTGATAAGGAATCCAGTTATCTTGGAACTCCGCTTTGAAAGACATAAACCCTTTACCGGGGGTTTGAGTAGGCGTAATCAAACGCACAATCGGGGAAGTGACAGTAGGTTTCCCCATAATCTTCCACTTATACTGAGTATCACCAGCATTAATAGGTTTCTTACGAGAGATATTCCCTTGACCTTCTGTAAGAGAAAGAAGAGGGAATTGATTACTGTTCCTACCCCAAAGATAAGTAAGAGACTTATTCAAATCGACAGCACCAAGAACATTAAAGTTCAATAGCATATCGGCATCAGAGTAAACCTCTTTGGAATACTGTTTTTTTCCAATTTCTCTAAGCATAGTTACGATAATTATTTATTTGAATCAATAATACCACCCGGAACAATAGGACGTCTATTAGAATTAACTTTAGTACCGCCACCTTGAGTGGATACCTTAACTCTAGGTTTACCACTAGAAGTAATATTCAAACGACGAACAGCTTCTTGTCGTATAGATGCAGCAGCTAACTGACTAATATCAGCACCTAACAAGTTACGAAGTGCTACCATAGCGAACGTTTCATTATCAGCAAGCATATCAAAAACATCTTTCTGAGCTTGCGTATAGAAATCACCATTAACTTCAACAACAGGAGCTGTCAAATACTTAACAATATCTTTACGAGAAAGAATTTGTTCGTTACCATTAACAATTCTTTTAACACCTGCTGTTGGAATTGCAAGACCTCCGATAGTACCTTTATTAACGATCTTATCGTATAAAGAATCAGGAACGTTAAGCACTTTAGCTTTACCATTCTCATCATAGGTAATACCGTAGGCTTTATCAAGAGCTTCTTGAGCAGCTTGATATTCGGCTTCTTGCCTAGCATTTGCAGCTTTAATCTCACGTCTCTGGGCATTGGCAAGATAATCAAGACTCTCTTTAGCAGTTTCAGCTAATACTTTATCAACTTTAGAAAAACGAATAATACGTTCGATTTGAGCATCAGAAGTACCTTTACGTTTTTCAGCAGAACGAATAACAGCTTCTAACTGATCATCTGATTTATCTTCGAGGGTCATTGTAGTCCAATCAACATGATTAGCAAAACCCTCAAGAGAACCATACGTTTGTTTGTAAAGAGCAGCTTGATAAATATCCGGATTAGTACGGAAGAAATTGTTGATAGCTTCACTTTCAGCTTGACGTTTAGCAAGCTCTGCAATATCAGCATCACGTTGAGCAAGACCTTCAACGGTCATTTCATATTTCTTAGGAGTACCATCAGCATTTACTGGAGTTAAACCAGAAATAGCAGAAATAGCAGAAACATCTATAGTTTCTTCTTGAGTTTCAGCAGCAGCAAACTCATCTAACTGAGCTTTAGTGTAAACAATTTCTCCATCTTTAACGGCATTACCGTCAGCATCAAGATCATACTCAACATCACCGTCATTAGTAGTAAGAACAATCTTAGTAGGAGTTTCAGTTTCAGTTTCAGTTTTTTGAGTAGTAGTTTTAGCAGCTTCTTCTTCAGCTTTACGTTTAGCTTCTTCTTCAGCTTTACGTTTAGCTTCTTCTTCTGCTTTCTTACGTTCTTCTTCTGCTTTAGCAGCTTCTTCTGCTTCTTTAACAGCTTTAGCAGCTTGTTCAGCAGCTATCTCTTCCGCAGTTTTAGTAGTACTACTATCAGTAACACCACCGGGAACAATAGGATTTGGCATAATGTTTTATCTTTTATAAATTAAGTTATAACAGTGACAAATGTAATAATAATATATGTATTAAAAATGGCATTAAAAATATTATTAGAAACAGCATTAGTACCGCCTATCACACGGCTCTCTGAAATTCCAATTAATTTATGCCATTTTAAGGCTCAAATAAAGACCTCTGATAAACCCAAATTTCAGTCGATATAGTTGTTCAATTCGACAAAAATAAGAGCCTACGTTAAGACTTTCGTGGCTTATGGGCATTAATACGATTCATGCGCTTTTGTTCCTCAAACTTGGCACGTTCCAGATTAACTCTATCAATATCTAAGTTTAACTTAGTCATTTTAAGATAATCATCAAGAGTACTACCATTAGCTTCATCTTCACTAATGTAATCATTACCATTCTTATCTACTTGAAGTTTAGCATCAGTAATAATAATATTAGTAAGATTAGTATCAGCAGCAATAGCTTCTTTAGAATCGCGATCAAGTTGAGCTTGTTCAGCTTCAAATTTACGTTGAGCTTCCGCATTAGCAGCACGAGTTTGTTCAATCTCAGCATCCCACTTCTTTTGAATCTCTTCTTTTTGAAGTTCAAATTTACGTTGAGCTTCGGCAGCTTCTTTAATATATTTGCGTAAAGAAGCAACGTTATGATTACAAACAGCCTCAGCAGCTACATTATAATTTCCGTTTTGAGCAGCACCAAAAGCAATTTCCTCAAGCTTACGTACTTGTTCATTAAGTTCAGCAGAATTACCAACAAAGATACCTAAATTAGAATTAACAAAGTCAGTACCATTTACACGAACTTGAACAATCTCATTGTTATTAGGATCTACATAAGAACCTTCATAGCCATCAATCCAAGCAATTTTAGCAGCATCAAGATTAGCCATCATATCACGAGAGCGGAAGCAATCAAAGATTTTAAGTGACCACACAGATCCCATTAGAGCCTGATTAAGTCCCATCTCAGTAACAGCTTTACCGGCACGAGCTTGAATATCTCCTGCACGCTGATCGTTCATATTAGCAAGTTCATACGCTTCTTGCTTAATAGACTGCTTAATCTGATTAATAGTTGTAAGATAATTAATCATTGTAGTATTAGCAATCTCTTTAATAGCTTGAAGTGATGCTTGTTGCTTAGCTATTTCACTATCATCAAATACAAGAGTACCATCTCGATTAGCTGCATCAAGACGCTCTTCCATAGTCATATCTTTAGTATCAGCTAAGAAACTTTCAGGTATCAATAGCCATGATCGGAATTTACTAATAGTACGTTCCTCAACTAAAGTATAAAGACGATAAAGAGCAAGATAAGGTAATAAGCGATAAGGAATAGGTTTAGGATTATTAAGAAGCATCAAACGACTTAAACCATTATAAGGTAATTTACAATGATTAAGATTATTCACTTCTTCACGTTGAACAATGATAGGTTGAGATTTAGTATATACACCCCAATCTTTATCACCAAAACGATAAGCTTCCCAACATTGAAGAACCCAAGTATATTCAATATCAATATCACCAAGAGTAGTATCTAAGACATAATCTTCATCAACAATCTTTTGCTCAATCTCACCATAAGCATTAGTGTAAGTAAGAACACCACGCTTCATAGGAACCTTAAAAACACAATGACGAGCTTTGAGGACCCCGGTAGAGGGCAAGGAGTGGTACGGAGCAGCATTCTGCGCATCAATCGTAGGATTAAAAGCAATCTCACGAGAACGAAGCATAACAGGAGTAACTGTATATTCACCCGTACTTTCATGATTATGAATTATATCTTTGATATAAGCAATATCTCTTTTAGAAAGAACTTCTTGATATTCACCAATTATATCATTGATGTTAATATCAAACTCTCGCATCCCATAATCATCATCTTCAACAAAAAGATTACCACTATCAATTCGATAATACTCAAGAGGAGAAATAATTTCAAAAATAACATCATTGTATCTTACATCACGATAAGAATAAACGCTTTCAGTACAGAACCAATAATAGAAAGCTTGAATATATTTCTCATTAGCTTTAATAAGGGAATTAAGAAGATTAAGAGTTTTCTGACCACGATCAGCTTCTTCATCAATCCAATCCTTAGCAGCTTGTTTCATAAAGTCTTCAGCAGATGGAAGATCTTTAGAAGGCTCACCGGTTTGAACACCGTTATCATTCATGATGTTTATAAATTGCTGACGAAGAAGACCATCAAGAGCAACACGAAGATCAGCGTTACGTCTAGTGACAACATCAATATCAGCATTATAAACTTGGTAGTTATTATAGGTGTTAATGAACTCTCCTATATATTTCTCTTTAATAGGAGTAATAAAATCAACATCTCTAATCTTACCAGGCAAATCTTCTTTTCTACCATTAACGGAGTTGTAGGTCGCCATTACATATTTGTAAGTAGATTCATCTACAATCCCATTCGCAGCGTCAAGAAAGGCTTTAATATCTGCTTTATCATTATTAGAATGAGCAGTAGCAATAACCCAATCACACATAGCCTTAGTCCAAACAGCTCCACGCTTAGTAGCTTCCGAAGCAAAAACATCAGGCTTTTCTAAAGAATTAGGAATCTTAGAAGCATCCATTTAACGACGATTTAAACGATTTGCAATACGTCTGTCATTATTCTCTGTATTACCTTCAACAAGACGCTTAGTATTTAAAGAATCTGCAAGAAAGACATACATAGCAACAATAGCAGCACTAATATGGTCGAAGTTACCCTCAGCAGTAAATCTCTGACACTCTAGAAGCAATCGAACACTACTAATAGACTTAAGTCTACGAATAGGTTTACCATCAGCAGTATATGAAAGAGGTTCATAAATAAACTCCTTTAGCATACGAAGACCATTATATTTCTTATCACCATCACCAATTACAATACCATAATCATTATTGTTAGGATTAGTCAATTTACGAGTATTGGCATTGGTTGGGTCAAGCATTAAGTAACGTCTAAGTTTATATTTAATGAAGTTAGAAACAGTCTCACCAGTACCAGCTTCCGGACAACATTCAGCATTATACATAAGACACATACCCATAGTGACTATATCATTTTGCTCCATTGTGTCCAAACGTCCTATATATTCACATACAAGTAGTTTTTGATTTGGATATGGAGTAATAGTATTACTACGCATCCATACTTGTGCAGAATAAAGAGAATGTTTATCTGTTACGTCTTTTTGAGCCTTATCTACCTTATACGCATCCACACTGACAAAATATAAATCTTTAGGCACTTCACCATTCACTAAGAACGGACGATAATACATTCTAACGCAACCATGAATATCATCACGAGAACCATGCGGAACTTGATTAACAAACTCATGGAATCTACCTTTACCAAATATATCACGTTTAATACATTCAGCTTTCGATATAAATTCAGCTTTATTAGAATTACCTAAATCATTAACGACAATCCAACCGTCTTGAAAGAATCTAGTAGCATTATCATTAATTAAATCTGAAACATGTAGATTAAGTTCAGGAGAAGCGAACATATTCTCTGTTGTATTAATGAACGCTTCGGCAGGAGTATTAGCACGTTGGGCTTTATAGATTATATGAGTTTCACTATCATTATTATGAAAGTGATTCTCTTTATCTTGTTTATCCCAATCATAAGCAGTGAATATAATTGAATTACCACGTTCAATATAAGGTTCACAATCCCATACTTGTGGAAAAAAGAAACCACATACTTCATGACGTTTATTAATATCCCAAACATTTTCCATGCAAAGCATCTTATTCATTTTGGGATTATAAAAGGCTTTACTAAATGCAGCCCAGTTAGCACCTTTAGTACCACCCGTACCATAAACACGAATAGTACCAACAGATATAGCACCAGATTCTGTATTAGATAAAGTAACGTCAAGAGCTTTTTGAAGGTTAGGACACTTACCAGCTTCCTCGAAGTCAATCTCAATAGCTTTCTTACCTACAGCAGCAGATTCATTCTTACCAATAGCAACACTATAAAGATTAGAAAGCCAACCGAAGTTTTTAAGACCTTTAGTTGATACACGATAACCCATCAGTATATCATCAATAGCTTCTGAAATGTAACCTCTTTTCCAAAACGTATGTTCCTCAAAATGGTCAAGACATTTCTTAGCCATAAATGTAGTAGCACCTTTATCTGTAAGATAAGCCAATTGGTCAGCAGCAAGAGTTACCGTAACATTAGGAAATAGATTAATTGTATTTGCAGCTTGACTACCACGTTTATATGAGAAACCTTTACGACGAGCTTTAGCCTTAGTAAGATGAAACTTATTATTAGCAATAAACTCATCTATTTTAAAGTTCCAATAGTCACCATCCCAATAACGAGGAAAACCCATAACAGTCTCAACGTGTTCAGCACCTTCACGTTTAAGTCTTGCACGTTCTTTATCATTAGGTGTACGTTCGATACGACCATAATTAAGATAGGTATAATGCGCACCAGTTATACGTAAAGGTTGAAGTAAACTTTCACGTTCCTCATCAGTAGTATTAGCATCAAAGAACTTAGGAATATCTTTATAATAAAGTTTAGCTTTAATAAAAACACCTTTCTTACGACGAGATGTTTCTCTTTGCCAAAATGATTCATAAGCCGGAGTACTAGGGTCATAATCACAATACGTACCATATTCATCAAAAGTATCAGCAGCTTTAGAAAGTCGTTCTATATTAATAACAATAAAATCAATATTCATAAGAATACCCCCAGAGTTACCAATAAGAAAATCATTATCCGGATCATATAAAGGTTTATTAGTAATATAACTAATACCCTCGGATGCTTTCAGATATTTACTTTTATCTTCACAGAGATAATCTATAAAAGGAATATCTTCACGTTTATAACCCCACTTATTCTCAGGAGCAGCATTGATACCATCACAGCTATTTTTCCAATAAGCATGAATAAACATAAAGTTATCAATAGCATCTTGTGAAAACTCATATTTACTATTCATAGCTTAATCAATCATATCTATTCCACCACCAACACCATTATCTATATTGTTATGCACATCCATTGAAGCAGCAAGCTCTTTACCACCACGAACAATAGTTTTCTTAAGTTTAGACTTAACGTAATTATCTTCCGCTTCTTTAAGTTCAGCAATAAGTTTAGGTAAGTCTTTACCCATCTTCGTAATCTCACGCATATAACCGAGCATACCACCGATCTCTTCTTTAGTAAAAGAGTCTTTCTTTAGGTCATTACAAAGATTCTTATTCATAACAGCCATAAGATCTTTACCAGCTTGAAGAGCATTAACAGTTTCAAAGAACATCTGTCCAACATAATTGATATTATGCTCAACAAGCCAATTGATAGCTTCAATCATATCTTTAGTTGGTCTAAAGTCTGAATTAAGTTGAGCAACTTCAATAGCATAATCAAAAGCCTTTTGATCTTTTAAACCATTACGATGAATATATCCGTCTTCATCAGCATAACAATCAATAAACTTAAATATTTTATACATAAGCTCTCTATCATTATGCCAATCATTATATATCTTAGCAAGAACAGGAACTTTAAGAATCTGCTCTATATTAAGAATAATTTTAGAACCTTCAACTAACCATACATGTAATGCCATAATCAATAATTTTATCTGTTTTATTACGAGTAACAAAAAAGCCCGTACCAACTTAATGATACGGGCAAATATAAGAATTACTTCTTAAATACAAAACATAAGAATGACAAAATAAAATCTTTATAATAACTATTACTTTACCATATATTATTAGTAATCAAATTAATAGTTTCAGTTATTTCTCTTGATACAATAATATCTTCTTCTTAATCATCAGCATCATTATAAGCATCACAGCCAACACTTAATATTTTATTTCCGATGCCTTCATCAGGAGTAACAGTTACAAATGATTTTTTCATAATTAATTTTATGGATTAATAATACAATCACAAATACAAATTGTAGGATCTAAAGTAGAACTCTTCATTGTAATAATAATTTCTCCTCCCAAAGATTTAATATTATCCAACATAGTTTTAACTAAATTATAATTATTAGGATTCGGATATACCAGTTTACCACCGGTAAAATCGTCATTAACAAAAGTACTTCCATCAGACGTATAAGTAAACGTTTTAGGAGAATTACCAACTGCTATTATTTCAATAGTATCAATAAACCAACCTGTAGTTATAACAACTTCCGGTCTAAATGCACCTAAATTAAAAACACCAAAATAAGTATAATTAGATAAGATTAATTCAGTCTTAGGATAATTAAATACAGCTTCTAAAGTTTTAGAAGATTCAGTATATCTTTTTTCAAAATTCATTCCACTAATAGTACCATCAATAATAAATCCTAAATCAATAATAGGATATAATACACCTGATTGAAAAATATCTATAGTTTTAGATATCCCCTCCCCCTCCAGTAACATTTAGAACTTCTGTTCTATTCGTAGATAAAGTCGTTTTATCACAAATAATATTTAATATATTATCATTTTGCCCCGAATCAGGACTTACAGTAATAAAAGATTTTTTCATATAATATTAAATTACATTAATCATTATAACTAAATTTTCTTGTGTACCAGTTGTTCTAATAAATATAGATATCATTATATTTCCAGTAGAAGAAGCATCACACGCAGAATTTATCTTTGCAACAATTTCACTAACCTTAGCATCAGTTATATCTACAATAGATAATATTGTACCTTCATTTTCAGAATTAGGAATAATCTTTGCAGTAAATCCATTTAAAGCTACATCACCTAAATTATAACCCATAGAACTAAAATTTATAGAACTAATCACAGGATTATTAAATTCAACTTGTAACCTAGATACATTTTTAATAATAAATTCATTGAGCTTAATATAAAATTAGCAAATTTTACATTAAACATCAAATGTGTAATACCATTATCATGACTTAATCTATAAGGTTCTTGTATATTGGCATTAGAAAATATATATCCACAATCAATATAAATATAAGGATTAGGATCTTGTTCTATTGATACAGATTTAGTAATACCACCCCCCTCAACCTTAAATGTAGCATATCTACTAGCATACTTCTCATTTTTATCAGCAGTAACAGATAAAGTTCCATTATTTTGACCTGTATCTGGAGTAACTGTTATAAAAGCTTTATTCATAATTATATGTTAATTTTTAATTTTTGAAAATTGTTTCATAAATTCACAAATTTGAGTAGCATAAGCATCTACAACATATTCAATATCATTCGCATAATCTTCATTAGCTTGAACGAATAAACAGTGAACATACTCATGCCAAAACGTTTGAGTTCTTATAGAACTAGGAATATCTTTACTTCTATCTCTAAGGATAATATAGATTAAACCAAGAACGTGATCAGAAACTCCATATTGTATTCCTTGAGTAGATTGATAAGAAACCTCAGTCATATTATAGACTCTATAGATAACTGAACCAACCTTAAAACTCTTAGGATAATCAGTATTATATTCCCAATCAAAAGTAGAATCATCCCACTAATGAGTAAATAAGAAACTCAAATGAGCCATTGCAATATCATCAAGATAAGCTTTTTTGCTATTTAGAAATTCGGCATTTAAATTAAGCTCATAAGCAACAATAATAAAGAATGCTCTAACAAGTTCTCTAAGAGATGCAGTTGAATCTAAAGCATCATTGATTTGTATGATACGTTTATCAAAATCAATTTCAGTAGTTTTGACATTAGCGTGTTTAGCTATATAATCAAAAGAACCAATCTTAAAACTGACAGATGTTACTTTCTCATTTAAATCAGTAGGAAGAAAAGGATTAAGAAAAACTGTTTTCATATTAGAATCAATAAAGTTAGAAACATAACATTAAGACCAATAGAAACACCACCGATCTTAGCCCACTTAGCAGAACGACGCATATACTTCTTAAGATCTTTAATCATATCTTTATTACTCTTTTCTAGTTCAACAATAGATTGCTTATAAACGTTCGCTTGATTCGTAAGAGTATAAAGAGTATGTTTCAAACCATCAATAAGAGTATCTTGCTTAACAATAATGCTCTTTAAAGATTTACATAAAGCTGCATCATATTCACCTTGTTTAAGAAGAATTGCAATTTTACGATTATCTTCAAGAGTATATGTAATAACAGTATCTTTAAAGACTTTCAATTCTCTGCCGTATATATCGAGCGATGCTATCATCAGAAACAACATAAACATCAGAGAAATTCTTAATATCTGTTTCATATTTAATTATAGTTTTATTTGTATTAGCTTTGAGACTATCTATAAGACGTTCTTGTTTTATAGCGTAATTCTCCAAAGCAGAAATAACCCTACCAAGAGAATCCAAAGTATGATAAGAAATATCGGTTGTCGGTATTCGTTCTTCTTCATTACATTGAATAATATTAGTAAAACATAGAGCTAAAAAAAGGAGTGCTATCAACACCCCTTTAAAATCTATTTTCATAATTTGAACTCTTTAATATTAGTAAGAGTATAAGTAAAAGAATTACCATATAAATCTTTAGCCTTATTTACCAATGGCATAAATTTATCTTCAAAATCTCTAACAGATTCAAAAACTTGACAACCAGCAGAATAAAGACCGATAGTACGAATAATTTTCCACTTAGAAGCACGATGTATATTAATACCAGCCATCTCGTAACTAATACGACCAGATAAATCAAGTTTATTATCTCGATTGTTGTCACGATAAAGTGGAAGAGGTTTAACTTGAACAAGCGCAGGGTAATCACCTTTATGCTTTCCAACTTTAAATGCACCTCTAAATTGACCTTCTTTTAGAATAGCGCAACCTTTAGAATTTATAGGTTTAATCAGATTTAAATCAGAAGGATCAGTAGTTATTGAAAACCAATCATAAGTCCATTTACCATTCATTTTAGGATTGGCATCATTAACTTTGTAGAATACAAGAAGAAGATCATTAAATGTACCTGTATCAACAGTATTACATCTAATACCCCAAATGTTCAGATTGTAGTTACCTTTATCAAAGATAACAAAATCATGAACTTTAGCAATCTTACGAAGAACATCAATATTAGTCTTAGCTATGACGTCATCATAAGTAATTAAAGCATTCGTTAATTCACTCATAGTTTACTTGATATTATAGTTAAATAAATTGGTATTAGCTTTACGTTCTTTATTTAATTGAGCAAGTCTATAATCACAAATGGCTTTAACCTCAGCTTTAAGGTATTTAATATCAACAAAAGTAACAACCTCTTCATGTGGCATATCATCAGGAATCAAAGGATTCTCAATAGTCCTAATATGACAAAGCATATTACCAAGGCATTTAAACCCCCATTGTTCAATCAGATAATCATACATACTTAATTGAAGAGAATAATGAATACCAGTAGAATCCTGTAAATGATTTATAGGAAACAACATAGTTTCATTAGTAACAATGTACTTATCCAAGTCAATAGTACCATCTGCTTTCTTAGCCCAATATCCACCTTCAAATCGAATAGGTGCTTTATTAGTTTTCCAATCAAGAATAAAGAACTCATCCCCTTTAACAAATAGAATATCAACAAGACCTGAAATCAAATATTCTGGATGATAAACACCAATCTCAGCATAGATCTCAAATCCCATAGAAGTCATATCCTTAATAAACTCGTAAATTTGAGGATACCTATCAGCAATACCAACAACTCGAAAATAATCGAGATCGAGTCTGCCATAACTATGGGTTCTTATAATATCATCTACTGTATAAATACGACCATCAATAAAACCATTCGCATTTAAATAGTAGTTATTACATCTTTTCACACATTGTTCTAGGAAATTATGCTTTTCAGTTCCCTTAGCACAAGCCTTTTCAGTTTCAATCTTCCATTCAGCAAGAATCTGTTTAACAGTCTTACCTCTATATCGAATATATTTACTATAATTTCTATGAGTAGGAGGAACAGGATGACTACCAATATTAGCACAAGCTTCAGCAATAGCTTTCCAATCCTTTTGTTCTACAAACTTACCAATAATAGTAGTAGTAGATATATACTCTCTATCAAGAGCATCAGTATATTTATGCTTTTCCTCGTCGAAGAAGATCGGCAAGTCTCTGGGTATAATCTGCGTCATAAGCTGCTTTATCAGTAAGTTTAAGGAATAGCTTCTTTCGTAATCGTTCATAGAACGCTTTGTGACGTTCTTTCATATATTCATGTGGTAAAGAAGTCATCTTATTAAAATCAAAACCACATTCAGCATAAATATCGTAAGTTTCAGGATGAATCCAATGTTTACCAAAGGAAGGTATTTCAATCTCTCTATCCACACGTTGCATTGCAGTAAGAATAGACATCCACTGACTATCTGCAATATCATTTAGAAAACGTTCAAAATCTTCTTTATTACGAATAAACGTAAGGAAATCTCTACACCAAATCTGTTCGGGAGTATAACGTTCAATAAAATGACGACCTTTTTTGGTCTTATAATACATCTTAGTAGGTTCCTTTCTTTTACGATCTACAACTGCAACCATTCTCTCATAAAGTCTCGTGACTTGAAGAGGAAATAACCTAGCACCTTTAGCCATAACAGAATTGGATTAATAAATCACACCACCAATTTGATTAAGAGAAATAAGATTACATTCCCAAAATTCAACTTTACCATCTTCACCAACAATAAGCTTACTACGATCTTTAAGACCCGGACGATTTTCGACAACTCTAAAATTATTATCACCACCAAGAACATCAATAAGCTTTTTGTCAAGATTTTTAATCTTATGACTTAGAGGTACACCTTTGCCACCATAAGACATATCAAGAACAACTTCACGACCAAGCATATCCGGTAGGACATTGTCAGGAATAGCAATACAATAAGTAGCTTTAGGAACTTCTCTATCAACTTTCATAACATCAGTTACTTCAAGCGGAGACATCTTATATTGATTTGCAATAATAACTCGACCCTCGCTAACCTTAATATTACAAAGAGAACCCGGCGCAACACAAGCTGTTTTAAGATTATTCTTATCAGCTTTAATAGCTTCGATTTTAGTTTGAATTGAATCCATAGTTTAAATAATTTACTTTATAAGATAATCAATGTTAATAGGCACAATCTCATAACCTCTACAAAGACCTGCGTCAGTATAAAAGGTAATATTATACAACATTAACGTAGCACTAACTGTAACAGTGTACATAGTAGTAGGTTTAAAAGGAGGACGGTCTTCAAAAGAGCAAATGACAAAAACGGAAAATCTTTATCCAACACGTCCTCAAAGTATAAAATGAGAGTAATAGAATTACCATTAGTAAAAATAGGAGTACCAACAATAGCAGCGATGTCTTCAGTTACAGCAGTAGTCAGTACTCCCAACCTCAATATGAGTAAAAACCCACTCACAAAGATATGAATAAATTGGATATTACAAGGGATTGCTCAAATATCTTTTTCTAAATCTTATATTTTTCTGTTTCAAAGGCAGTATTCAATAGAAATCTCAATAGTATTGGCGTCTTCACTCGGATTTACAGCCACGCACGCGGTGCCTTGTTCTTCTGAATGCTTCGAATTAATACGCAAAAGCATTTGCAGTACTACCACGTTCATACCTTTGTCTATATACACGCACGCACGTGTGCGCTATGCAGAGCTTTGCGATATATATAAGGATATATATAAAGATTACTAAAGGTAATATCAATGACAGTATTACTACTTCAAATTCGTCCGTCCGTAATATGTATTTTAATTATATTCAAATAAACCTCTTATCACCCACCAATACTCACCTACTCATATCCCCTCTTATTACCCCCTATAGTCCCCCTCTTTTCTCCCCTTTTCTCTCCCTCTCTTTTCCTCCCTCTTCTCTCCTTTACAAAGCACCCCCGAAGCTACTTAAAATAGCTTTAAATATAATAGTATTACCTTTAGTAAGTATACGCCCTTCTAAGTTCCTTTAAGTATTTTTAGTAATACTTAGAGTAACATTAAGTAAACTTAGAGTATATATAGGAGTTCCACCCCGCTCAATGCAAAATGTAACAAAGCTATGAAAAGCATCTGTAATACTTAGAGTAACAATACTATCTTGAATAGCTTTGCAACTACCAACTCTAGGAGCTTTGTAACGATCAGCAGACCCCAGTAGGGAAGAAGGACCGATGACGCGCGGAACATCCGCATCATCACCCGTATTATCAGCGTTGGTATAAGCATCTTCAATGTATTTTGAATAAGCATGAGTAAGATTCATAAGTTTTGCAGTGGTAGAAGTATCTTTAATAATATTAGAATAACCATGAGTAATAGCAAAATGTTGCTCCCTTCCACACCTATTTCCCTACTGGGGATTACAAGACTCATCAAAGTTATTATAAATACCGGTAGTATTAATACTATTACTACTTAGAGTAACTCTGATATTACTTGTAATATTATCTGTAATAGAATCAACGTTACCACATTTCGGCTTACATTTTTGGCAAATTATACACTGAATTTTGATAATGCTTATGCTGATTGTCTTAATGTTACTCTAATTAATTTTAAAGCTAATGCAGATTGTATTGAGTATGCTTTTAGTATTACTCAAATTACTTTGAATATTAGCAAGACTTCTTATTCGATTTACATTGCAAATTTTAATACTCGAATTTGTACACAGAGTAATTTAAGTGCTTATTCTAATTCTTTTGATATTGCAATTGCTTAAGGAACTTTGGATATAAGCAGGGCAGCTAATTTAATTCATTTTGCAATTTCTATTACATAGGCTCGTCTTTATCAATCTTCTATTATTAATTCTAAAGCATTTTCTAACACTATTACTATTCAATTTTCTATTGGCTTTAATGACACTGTTGTTCGACTTTATACCGACTATGAGAGTTTGTGTGCGGGAACCTCCTTATACGACAGCACCCCCTTGTAATGCTTGGGGGAATGCCCCCGTCGATGATTCATGAGGAATGATTTTCCGAATTGGAACTGCAATTTTCCATAGAGATGTTGCAGTTACAATTTCTATTACCTCACGACTATCTCCGCTTGATAACATGGATTTAATTAAAATAAATATTAGTTTTGAACCTCACGATCCTAAGGTGAATCGTATCTATTTTATGAATACAATGATTAATGCTCCTGAAGTTAAGAAGATGAGTGCAATCGTATTAAATGCAATTGCTGTTCTTAAAGACACTGAGGATTATCAAGATCGTTATCTAATTGATTGCAATGATCTAGAAGGTAATACTATTGAACGCTTGTTCATTGGTAAGAAGATCTTTGATAAGATTGATGGCCTTGTTGGTAAGATTATTGATGTAGTCTATAAAGATTGCATAGCTGATGTTACTCAGTATATTGATGATGAAGACATCAATGAAGAGGTGAAGTTTCACACGACTACACACAAGCAAGTGATTGATGTTGTTAAGACTAATGATATTAACTTGTTGATTGCTTGTGCTAAGCATGGTATTAAGGATATGTATAATGAATTAAAAGAGTTAAACAAATGAGAGTATTAAAGACGTTATTGAAGTGCATCATCATATTGGTGGTGCTCTTCTTATTATCAGCTGCTGAGAGTTTAGCTGATTGGTTTGCATCAGTTATTGATGGTGATGTATTTATTGGTTGCATTATTGGTGCAATTATTGCAGTTGTTGTGCTATCTATTATTAAACCTGATAAATTCAATTAAGCTATGAGTGATTACTATGAAGTTAATAGTGAAGATTTTATCGAGATTAATCCTTTTACTGAGGCATTATTAGATGAATTAGAATCTTAATGTGTTAAGAGTAGTGCTATTAGTGCTACTCTTATTTTTTTTAGACCCTACAAACTCCGTCTAATCAACACGACTAAACCCCTTATTGTAATTGGCGGTCGTGATGATCGTCCTAGAAATTCTAATACTTAAAGTTATGGCAAATGAATTAAAGAATCCAGTAAGATGTTCAGTTATCGGTGAAATTATCTCTATTAAAGAGATCAACAAAGACGACTTTAAAGAAGGTAAATTTCGGCATGATTGTCGGATTGTTCGTGTTGATCCTCTGAATGGTGCTCCACTTGTTGATATTTACATCACTAATGATCAGTATGACAAATACGGTCTTAATGCGATTATATTCGCAGGTAATGTTGTGAACTTCAGCGTTGATGAGAATATTGCAGGTGAGACCGGTTATATCGACCCTAATACCAAGGACTGGACATATCATGAAAAGACACTCAACAGCTTTGCAGGTGCTGACAATGTTGGTAGCTTAGGTCTTATCGGTGTATTCGGTAAACTTGGTGTTGGTGCGGATATTGTTTCCGGCTTCATCAAGAACATCGAGACAGCTCGTAAGCAACGTGAAGCTGTTGTTAAGCCTAAAGCGGTTGAAGCTGTTGCTACTGAACAAGCAGAAGAAGCTGCGTAAATTCCGTGAGGTGGTGCTGAGTATACTCTCAGTGCTGCCTCTTTTTTTTGTTACTTAATTAATCCGACTAATGATCATGAAATTACACGTTATTTATAAAGGTCAAACTGTTGATATTTCTTATGATTTACTTTACATCAATACTAATGAAGTGAATATAAGATTTTCTAATTCAAATGCACAGAGTTGTAAATTTTTAACACAATATCTCGAAGCTAATCGTCTTGATTACACTCTTAAAGATAGAGAAGACTATAAGGAAATTGTTGCACTTCCGGATATATTTGCACTTACTCTAAGTACAAAAGGTACATATCGTTCTCCGGTTGTTAAAGATAATCTCTATGATGCTATTATTAAACGCAGTAATGACATCGAGTTAGCTCATAATGCTATTAGAGAATTTAAGCGTAATGTTAAGATAATTGATGCTAGACTTGCTGATATGCAAGATGATTTAAGTAAATCTGAATATGCTCGAAGCATTGATAATATTACTAAAGAAATACTTGAATTTAAACGCTGTAAACAGCTTGAAGCCTTAGCATTAGCAGAAGAACATCTTGATGTTTCACGTGAAACAATGCCGACAGTTGAGACGCTGGAAGTGGCTTACGAAGTATCGACGTTGTTCAAACTTGAAGACTTTGCGAAGCTTCTATATATTTACAGGTATTTGGAAGATCAATCGAAATTGTCTAAGAAATATCAGAAGGTATATGAGGTATTAGACAGATTAGAGAAGTATATGTACCCGGAATATGTTAAAGAAGTTGAAGCATTAGGACAAAATTTACTTGCTGAATTGCAAGAGAAAGCTGCGAAGTGGGCAGAGAATGAACCGAATATTAATGAGTGGATACGGGAGAAATGTAGACAGTTTGGATTTGAGGTTGAGAGTGAGGATGAGGATTAGAAATGGGATTCGTAACTGCATCTCCACCAGTATTCGCAATATCGTCTTCAAAAACGTCTTCTCACGCGCCTCTCTGACACTCAAATATTGCAAATTAAAATCAGAATATTTCAACCTGAGAATCAAAAATCGTAAAAAGTTTTGAATTAACTGTAGAAAAGATGCAATTAAAAGTCTAGAATTTATATGCGAAATACTAGAAACAATGCAAAATGCTTCAAAATGCGAATCTGAATCTTTAAAGAATTTAGAGTAAGCATTAGAGTATATGTAGTTAAAAGACTCAAAGCGTTAGCACTAGATTCAAAATTAATTCAAATAGTTTTAAAATCTCAACCTTGAATATCAGAATTATTTGAATTAGAATCAGAATGAGTATTCGCAAAACTCTTAATATTTACAATTGTATCAATGTTATATTCAGTATAATTAATGCAAAATAAAGCAATTTGAATATAATTAAGAGTATGGAGTATAGAGTATACAGTATTCAGTGAGCTATTAAATGCTTTAGAAATATTCGCAGAAATATTCGCAATAAATCCTAAGCATATTCAAAACAATTCACATTAACATTCCAAATATCAAAATATTTCGAATTAGCATCAATATGATTTGAAGTAAACTTAGATATTTTTAGATTAATTATTTAAACTTTATAACTAATACTATATCTCATTGAATTTGTAATATTAGTTTCATTTAAAACATTAAGCGTATGGTAGTATATATTAAAGACCGAATAACAGATGAAGTCATAGCAGTAACTTATGATGTATTCGTAGTATATGGAAACGAATTAATATTCAATAAACAGAAAGCAGCAAAAGCTATTGCAAATAGTTTAAGTGATTCAATATTATTCTTAGTACATAGAGAAGCAAAGCACTTTATCTCATATTCAGCAGAAATTGATCAATCAATTGTAACATTAAATAAAAATTTAATTGCAGTTGTAATGAACAGTGAAAACAAAGAGTATGAGATAAATCACTTAGAGTATAAAAACCAATTAGAACAATGGAAACATGACATCGAGAACTCTAAGAATAGTTGTAACTGATATTGAAGCAGAATGGTTAGTTCCAGTAACAGCATTAATATCATGGGTAGATTACCAATTAGTTCTTAAATTAACATCGTCACGAACAAGACATGGGGTACAAGAGTTTCTTAGAAGAAACAACATACCTGTAACAGAATTCGTAGATGAAAAAGAATTAATAGTAGATCCGAGTGAATTACAAGAAGTATCTATAAAAGAATCCAATATAACAACAAAGGAGCTTTTAGAGAGACTAAATGACGATGAGTATTAATTTTAATATTATCAATAATGGTTATAAGATTAACTATAGTATGTGTAAGGTATAATGTGACAATGAAAATATTGTGTCACAAAGATACCGAATGTATAGTATCAGATGAAACAATAGAAATAAAAGTAACATCAGATAAAGTAAGAAATAAAATCAAAGATTTTTGTAAATTCGCAAGAATAAGTATAAAAGAATATCCAATTATTCATAAACTTGTAATATTAAAAAAATCAAAGAAGATATTCGTAAAGACTTTTAACAATCAGTAGAGCTTTCCAATCCCCAATAGGGAACAAGGACTGGAAGGAGCAGCATTCAGCATCCCTATAGTAATAACTTTAGAAATGAAAGATTATTTTACAACAAAAGAAATAGTAGGAGCATTAGTATTCATATTTTTAGCAATTGTACCTCCATTAATATTGGAGTATCGAGAGAAACATCGTAAGTAGTATTAATATTAATATTTAATAATTATGGCATTTATAGGATTTTTAGCTGTAGTATTAATATTATTTCTATTATTCCGTTTGTATATATACAATCTCGAATCAGAAGAACATAAAAAGAAATATGAGAAAAAGCCTATAAAAATTAATGAGGAATCTCATGTTCAATTTCATTATTTTGATGAAGAGGATAATTGTATAGAAGATTATGAAGAATATACGAATCGTATGCAAGAAATATGGGGATATGATCCGTATAATGTTGAACCAACAGAAAGTTATTGTGAAAAAGCAATACATATAGAATAATATTAAATTGCATTACCATTATAAGAAAGAAACTTCTCACAACCAAAGAAATTAAAAGATATATCAAGACACATGATACGATAGAAGAAATATTGTATTGTTTAGTGTTTTTCTTAGTACCATTTGTATTTTACTTAGCAGCACATTTCAAATATCTATTTGATTATGTGGATGATGATGAACTTCAAGTGTACTTAGAAGCTGAAAAGAGATATTCAGCAGCAACAAGAATATGGTTATTAGCAATAATAGCAATACTCTTAGTAATACTGATAGTAAAGATTTGACCGCCATATATTGAGAATGAGCCTTTGTTTAATGGAGATGACCTTTCGGTTGTCTCCATATAATTAAGGTCACAGAAAGCAAATTCAAACGTTTTAAATGGCATTTTCAAGTCTGACTTTCGGTATGATAAAATCGGTTATAAATAAAAGTAAACGAAAAATTTTATGTTTGTAATAGTAGCACCAAGTGCAAAATCAGATATTGAATCAAAGGAATGTGTATGTTTAGCTAAAGTAGACAAAATAGAAACATACTTTGATAAAACAAGAGTTACATTCGCATCATTAGACGCAAAGAATGATGCAGAATATAAATTAGAAGGAGCAGATGTAAACTATGAATTTGTGACTTCATTAACATTAGAATTTAAACAAACACAAATAATCGCAATAATGCCTTAAAAGATGTATATACAAATAAAATCAAAATCATGTACAACATCAGTAATTGCTGTTGTATCTGTGAAAGAAAAAAATCTCAATGAGGTAGAAATAAAATTCAAAAATAAAGAAGCATTAAAGTTAGCAAGACTAAACTTATCTAACGTAGGTTTAACTGTATTCGAACGTGCGTTTAGAAGAATGAGAATAAAAGGATACAAACAGTTATTAATTAAATAAATTGTAATTATGAAAGTACAAGTAGCACAAGTGAACAAAGCAACTATCAAGGATGTTATTAGTATTCGTAGTAATAGTGCTAATAACGCAGTAGTTGTATTTAAAGATGCAGCAGCATTTAATACAGCTAAAAATACATTATCATCAGCTAAGATGAAATTTACGCCATTATACGTAATACCGATGTTGTATTTACCACAAGGTACAACATTACTCGTAACAGTGTGAGTATATGGAATATTCTAAAGAGTTTCTATCTCAATTTAAAGTAGATGCAACAAACTATACATATGTGCCAGTTGATAATCAACCACACGTAGTACCACTTATAAAAAAAGGTACAACAAAAAAGTTTGAAGCATTAGTATATGCAGAAGAATCATCTTTACGAGTATTTCAATGCGCAGCAATACAATGTGATTTGAAGTTATTACAAGACTGTCAAGGATGTCGATGTTTGCCAGGTGGACGTAAAGATGGAAAAGCCGTAGTATTTAAAATAGAATACATTTATCAAGTGCATGAACAGTGAGATATTTAAACCTAGCTTGCTTCCAGATAAGGACAAGACCGAGTTTGTAAAGCAAGTGCAGCAAGAGTACAAGCACATAGGTTCAATAAAATATAGACCGAGTTCAACATTATGGCAATTTAACACAGAAACGGGAGAATTAAAACCCGCAAAAGTAACAGTTAAAGAGCAATTAGTATGGACGTCTAAAGGTGATTGTACTAAGAAGACACGTAGCATCATTTATGAGGACAAATGCGTTTACATGTGGGCGTTAAATAGAAAGAACGCTGAAAAGAAGATCCTCAGAGTTATTAACAATGTACTTAGAAAAAGACAAAAGAATCAATGATTGTACATTTTATTATTTTATGATTTACAGTAGCATTACTAATTGTATTAGTTATGTTTTTAGCGAATTCAATAGGTTATATGTATTATCACCTAAGGGAAATGGTTTGGTATGTTCAAATGATGATAATATTAGTATTATCATTATTCATTTTAGGTGGAATAGTATTAATTGCATTCGCACTTGAATCATTTTGTTCAGTTGTAGGTCTATTGCAAGACGTATCTGTGACTGCATTATCACCGAGATAAGTGTTTGATTATTAGGTTAAGTCAAAATTAATGCTTATCTTTGTAAGCTTTATGAGGTTTGAGTTTTAAACGTAGTTATTAATCTATTTATTGATTTTTCTTATTATATGGCGAAAAAAGAAAATCTAAAGACATTTGTTATTCAACAAAGTGATATTGATAAGGCTATTAATTATCACTTAAATAAAGGCGGTAAAGATCATAGACATCTTGCTGATTGTTTAGAGCGTGAAATGTTTTATAGTTATTGCTGGGAAACTATTCATCGTTCTGTTCGTCCGTGGGATGGCTTTCGGAAGATATTGAATACTGTTGTTGATAGTTTGTTTTGTGATATGCCTGCGATTACAATTAAAACAATTGCAATTGACGGTGCTATTACATTCCGAACTGCCCAATGTAATGGTGTGAGATAATGAGTGGTGAATGCAGTAATTGCGAATCTAGACAGCGTAGGGGTAATGATCCTCGTTGTCTAGTTTGTATTTATTTCAATTCTGCAATATTTAATAAAGGTTTTACTAATGTTAAATCACAGCATTTTATTACTAAAGTTGAGAAAGCAATTGAAGACGCTAAAGTCTTCCGAGATAAGGCTAAGATTGCTGATTTACAACTTAAAGTTAAAGATGCTGATGAAATTCTTAATTCAAATAATAATTCTCGTATATTTCAAGAGATATTTGATGATAAGAAAGAGCATTGGCAAAAACTTGGACTTAATGTTGCAGATATATGTGGATTTGAAGATGCACATAAAGAAGTTTCTGAAGTTCATGAAAGTGATAAAGGTAATTTCTATTTTACATTTCCATGTTCTATAAGACTTAGAAATAAATATATTCGCATTTATGGAACTGATATTTCGACGAGAGCTGCTATTGAAAAGATGTACCCTGATACTGATTATATTCAATATGATTCTGTAGAATGGAATACTCCTAATAAATATACTCGTCGTAAACCTTGTGATTGTTATACAGAATGGATATAGAAAAAGCTTTTGAGAGTATTCAAAATAATCTCATTGTTACTAGAGAACGTGATCATTGTATTACTCAAGTTTGTCCTTGTTGTGGTAAGTATAAGTTTAGTGCCGATCCTAGCAATATTATGGGTAATTGCCTAGATTGTGAATATACTGTTATGAATAACAGAGGTACTATTAAGAGATTCAAAGGACAAGATGTATTTGCACTATCTCGTGGTGCTAAAGATGGTATCTTTTCAATTGTTGAAGGCGGATGGGAAGCCGCAATTGAAATACTACCTAAAGCTGTTGCAAATACGTTTGATTGTACGATTAATGAACTTGATTATTGTATTCTTCATTCTGTTAAAGATGATAAAGTAGTTACTATTGATTTTAAAGGTATGCTCTAAGTTCCGCTCCGTTTCAGTCCTATCTCCCTATTGGGGTCTGGAAATGCTACGTGGAGTTATGCTAATACTAAAGTATATATTATGACTGAAATAGACTTTGTTGTTGGTGATAGAGTTGTTACCTCTAGGGGAATCTATGGCACTATTGTATCTATTGATGAGAGTGCTGATACTTCTCAAGTTAATATTGGTAGCAAAATTGTCACTCTGTATAATAATCAGTTATGGTCGGTTAAGAATCGAATTTCTGTTGTTTGTTATTATACAGATGGTTATGAAAATTATAATAGGCTTGTTACACTTCCTAAACAGTTTAAATTATATGACTTTACTAAGCCATTAGATAATGAATTGTTGGATTATTGTAAAAAGACTATTACTAAAAGTGTTAAAGGTATTTTTACGATTACGAAAATTGAAATTTAAATATGAAAGCAAATCTTACTTATTCTCTTATCTCTGCTGATTTAAAGCAAGGGATGTATTTGTTGGTCAATGATCATCTTGGTTATGTTAGTCGTATGAATGGCGATGAAGCGATTATTTCGTTTTATTTCGAAGACGATAAAGTTATTAAGCTTGCTAAGCAAATTATGACTCGTGAAGATGCTATTCGTACTTATGGCGAATCTGTGATCAAGTTGATTGCAATTGTTGATGGGAATCCTATTTCCATTAATCATCAGAATTATAAGAAGATTTTTGTTCCTATGCTTACATTTGCTAAAGGTGCAGAAGAATCTTATATTGGTGAATTTATTCGTACTAAAGAAGGTCGTAATCCTCTATACGGTGAAGTATCTCCGGTTTATTCTATGCTTAAAAGTGGTGATACTGTCACTATTACAAGTCTTGAAATTGTTGATCGTTACAGTTTGTATGATTCTACCAAAAGACTTGTTAAAGTCAAAGAGAAGAAATCCGGTTCTAAGTTCTTAGTTACTCGTATTGATGATGAGAAAGAAGAACTTCTTGTTAATCGTAACGATGTAGCTCTTGGTGAAAAAGACAAATATGATTTATTTAATGTTATGAATTTTGATGCGTTAAAGAATCTTGTTGCAAGTGGTGAAGCAAAGACTGTTGAAGCTAAAGGTAAAACAAAATCTGAAGCTAATCCTAATGGTAATGCTTTTTATCGTTTGCATAAGAGCAAATGGAAAGCTACTTATAGTAAACTTGAAGGTCAAGATCATTATCAGTGGCTTGCTGTTCGTGAAGAAGATGAAGCAAACAATGAAGCTAAACTCGTTGTTCCTATCTCTGTTCCTATTACAAACATTCCGAAACATCAATTTAGTGGTTTCGATAATGAGTATTGGATTCCTGGTACAATTCGTGAAATGAATCAAGCTAAGGCTGATCTCAAGAATTTTGTTCCATTTAGAGAAGGTCTTCCGATCTTTGGTAAACTTACTACTACTGTTCTTAATGGTAAAGAGTTTACTTATTTTCTTCTTGATAACATTAAACAAGAATCTGTTAATCACTACATCTTTAAGCATCGGGATATTACCGAGGAACGCCGGAGTGAATTAACCATTAAGAAGCTGCCTATGCTTTAATACAAGCTCGTAGAGGCACTTTTGTATTGAAATAAACCAATCGGTTCACTTTAATACAAAGTGTCTCTATGGGTCTAAAATGAGTCAAAATGAGGATAGTTAAAATTGAAGTGCCTGTTTATAAGTATACTGAACTTAGTGATAGTGCTAAAGAAGCTGCTAAAAGTAATATTCTTAGTATTACACGTAATGCTCAAGATTTTACTGATTCTGTTAAGCATATTCTTGATGTTTTA